GGTATTATGGGGATTAAAATGGTTCCAATTGTTGATGAGTTTTTCGTATTACCTGACACTATTGAAGAGTTATTGAAATACGCCGAAGACAAATCTGTGTTGAATTCAAAATTTGATAGAGAAGGGGTTGTTATTCGTTCTAATGATAGAACAATCAGTTTCAAAGTTATCAGTAATAAATTCTTATTAAACGAGAAGTAATGGAAGAGAAGAAAATAAGAAAAACTATAATTCACGAGGAACTTAATGAGAAACAACAGGAAATGTATGATGAATGGTTATTACACATTAAAGCAATTTATGGTGAATATGGTGCATTCACTTGGAAAGTAACCCCAACAGGAATTGGGAGTGGTCTTGTGGTTTATAGTCACAAAACAAAAACAGAATTAGATTTAACCGACGTTGATAGTTGGTAATTAATAAAAAAGTATTACCTTTGTGGTATGTTAGAAAGATTGAACAAATATTATGATGAGGGTTTGGTACAAAAACAATCGCACCCAACCCTTCCTTTAACTATATGGAACTACACTCCAAAAGTACAATATGGGGTGACTGGTGACCAATATAAGTTATGGGATGATATCACTGTGCAATGCCGAGGTTTAGTTACCGATGATAACGGAGTTGTGGTTGCAAGACCATTTAAAAAATTCTTTAACATAGAAGAAAACCGACATACCTCAACTTCAGATTTTGAAGTATATGAAAAAATGGACGGTTCTTTAGGAATCCTATTCAACTATAAAGGAGAATGGGTTCTTGCAACTCGTGGTTCTTTCACTTCTGACCAGGCGGTTAAAGGTACTGAGTTACTTCAGAAATACGACTATAATAAATTACATTCTGATTACACTTATTTGTTTGAGATAATCTATCCTGAAAACAGAATAGTTTGTTCTTATGATTTTGAGGATTTAGTTTTATTAGGGATGATACACACTGAAAGTGGTGTTGAGGTTGATATCCATTTAGGTAATAATAACGATGTTAGGTTTAAAAATTTATTAAATAATCTTGAGTTAAACATTGTTAAAAAATACGACGGTATCAAAGATTATACTTTTTTGAAACGTATGATAGCAGATTCTAAAGAGGGTTTTGTTGTTAGATTTTCAAATGGTAATAGGATGAAAATAAAAGGTGAAGAATACCTTCGTCTTCATAAAATAATGACTAACGTATCTACAACTGCGGTTTGGGAAGTTTTAAGTTCTGGTGGTGATATGGAGGAAATAATAAAAGATGTTCCTGATGAGTTCTACAAGAAAATAAAAATGTATGTTCAGGAACTGAATTATCAGTTTTATCGTTATTCAGAATATGCTGGTAAGACTCATGATTATTTCCGATACGGTAAGTATGGTGATAACGAAAAAGAATATAGTAAAAAAGAATTTGCAGAACATTTGGTAAAATGTGATGTTCATCCTAAAGTAAAATCTATCTGTTTTGCTATGTGGGACCAAAAACCATATGACCATATCATATGGAATTTACTCAAACCAAAGTTTGAAAAACTATAAAACACGACATAAAGTCGTGTTTTTTTTTGTTATCATTATATTTATTATAAAAAATTATTGCTAATGTCAACAGAAGTTATTGTAGCGTTTATAACAGGTGTATTAGGTCCAGTTATTCTTCTATACGCAAAAAACAAATTTGAGAAGAACAAAGAAAAACCTGATATGGTTAAAGAAGCACTACAAGTTAGTGAATTGATTACCTCAAAGATTGAACACATCAAAGAAGAATTCAAAGCCGATAGAGTTTGGATTACTCAATTCCATAATGGAGGTCACTTTTACCCCACGGGTAAATCAATGGCAAAATTCAGTGTTATTTATGAATCTGTCGCACCATCAGTAAATTCAATCCAATTAAATTTTCAAAATATCCCTGTTAATTTATTTAGTAAGTCTATTAATCAATTATATGAAAATGATGTAATTGAAATTTCTGACTTTAAAGACGATACAATCTCAACATTTGGTTTAAAATATATTGCTGAAGATACAGGATGCAAATCAGGTTTCTTATTTGCAATTAAAACCATTGACGATAAATTCATTGGTACTTTAGGTATTGATTATACTAAAAGAAAAACAAAACTTGATATGGAATCTATAAATCACCTACAAGTTCATGCAACCGCAATCGGTGGAGTTCTTATGGGTCACCTAAACGGGTAACAATTCCGAATCTCATTATATTTATTAAGATGAGACGATTCCTAAACGAAACTTTACAAACACCAAACCCTTCAGATTATACTAATACTGACTTCAAACCATTTGTTGTTGGTAGAAGTAATCCGTTATCGGATAAGATAAATCCATCCTTATTGAAGGATGTTGATACCGCAGCCAAAAAAGCCAATGTTAAGGTTAGTATTACAACCGCAGTTAGTGGCCACGATAAAGGTTCTCGACATGAAAAAGGTTTAGCCGTTGATATTGCGATGGTTAATGGACAAGGTTTTGGTAGTGAAAAAGCCGCAAAACAAAAAGGTATTTACGATGATATTATGAGATTTGTCTCTGAATTAGAGAGTCTTGGGTATGTTAAGAATAGTGAATCAGGTAATGATAAAGCGGTTTTAACTTTCGGATTCCCAAACCATCATCACCATGTACACGTCTCAAGAAATTCAGATACAGGGGTATCAGATAGTAACGGTAAGGTTTCACCCGAGGTTAAACCCGATTCTCAAAAAACACCTGACTCTGGTGAAAATTATGATAATATTGATTTTGAAAGCTCATCAGAGAGTAATAATGTTATTCAAAGTTTTTTAAACCCATTATTAAACACATTAGGTTTTAAAGAAGGAGAAGAACCTACAAATAAATTGGTTGAGGATATTAAAAGAATTAAAAATTTATTATAATGGAAAGATTTATTAATCCAGCACCATACGGTAATATGAAATCATCAATAATGTCAAAATCTGTTGATTTAATTTCATACCCAAATTCAAAATTAATAAATCCATATGATGGTGTTATTGTTTTTGACAGAACTCCTTCTTGTGAAAACTTAATTAAAATTAAACATGAGTTTAATGGTGATAATGTATATTCTGAATTTTGTAATGTTGGTAAGTCATTTGTTTCACCAGGAGATAGAATAAAACAAGGTCAAATTATTGGACATTTCACTGACGATAGAATTGGGTACTCAATTAAAAACGATGATGATAAAAAATTAGACGTGTCAAAATATATGGAAGGGTTTAAACCTAAAAAAGAAGACTCTAAAAAAGAGGGACCAAAAAAAGAAGACCCTAAAAAAGAAGACCCTAAAAAAGAGATTAATAAAATTGATGTCGGTAATAAAGACGTTGGTTCTGGTAATATATTCTTAGATACTTTACTATCCCCATTTTCAATCGCAAATGATATTACAAGTGGTGTTGGTAAAGAGATTAAGAAATCCTTTAAAGAAGATTACGGTGGTAATAAAAGACTTACAGAACAAATAGATAAGATTAAAAAAATTATAAAGCATTAAAAAACCCCCTTTTCAGGGGGTTTTGTTTTTTACTTAACAGATTGAACTGAAGTGGTGTCTACTAAAGTAGAGTCTACACTGATTTTAGTTGAGTCTGTGGCTACAGATGTACTGTCTGCCGTTGTTAGAGTTTCCTCAGTTTGAGTTGATTGTCCACAAGATACCATCATCATTGTTCCTGTAACCAACATAGCGAAAATTACTTTTTTCATGTTATATTTGTTTTTATTGATAAATAAATAGGTGATTGTTGACGTAAAATCAACTTATACTTTAAAATAATTCAGATTTTCTTAACAAAGTACAATATTTATATAAAAAATAAAAAAATATACTGTTTAGGTATTGTCAGAACAGTTTTTTTTATTATCTTTGTAAAACAATTCGGGGTTAGGTTGACAATCTGTTATAAAATCGTGGTTTCCTAAGACTGAAAAAAAAAACAAAAAAAAGATTTGGTAAATCGAAAAACTTTACCTACCTTTGTACAACAAAAGAGATAGACAACGATTCAGATACAAATCTCTAAAAAAAATAAAAAAAGATTTGGTAAATCAAAAAAGTTTACCTACCTTTGTAAAACAAATCGGAAACGTCCGAAGAAGTTCTTTGACATATTATTATCCATTATAACACTTCGGTGTTGTATAAACGATAATCGGCCGTATATGGTCGTTAAATAAACCTCGAAAGGGGGATAAAGTGAAATCATAAGTGTTAATGGTTTTGCGGTTCGGGTAACCGAACTCGAGTATACAAGTGGGATATCAGTGAGCCTGTAGTACCGAGGATAACTTCGTAGGGAAATGGAAAACTGAACGGGCAATGTGGATTGTCAGTTTGAGGTGGGAACACCAATAAGAATAACCCATAGGAATCAAGTGAGAAGTGTACTCCAAATACACAATTGCGGGTTCCAATATAAGAGGTGACTTAAAACCGAAGGGATTAACCTGAAGGTAAGATAGAGAACGAATGGTGTCGCTACTATCCTTACCACAGACCCACCAAGGTCTTGGTACGAAGTAATCTTAAAATATGAGAGTGGGGACACTCTACCGAGTAGACAAGTATCTTGTTGTTCAAAAGATAACGAGGCTTAAGACGGACCTCTACTTGGAATCATCCACAACACAAAACTTATACTAAATTTAAGTAAAACTAAAAGACATATAAGCAAAAGTGTTCGTCAGGTTTTGATGAAAGTCGCCTACATAGTCATGAGTTGTTCATGGCATACTGAGACCGCAAGTCGATGTATATTGTTACCAAAAACCTCCAAGGAGTCGAATCCTGAGTCAGTTCGCAAGATTGAAGAGAGTAGAGTAGTAATAGAGTAGTTAAAACCTTAAGGAGTGATTGGTCTAACCAATCGGCGATGAGAGTTACCATTCAAAAGATGGTGGAAATGAAGGGAACCAAATAATCCTTCTAAAGATTCTCACAAAACGGTGTATTCTCAGCCTTTAGCCAACCAAAACTATGAAAACAGTGACTCCAATACAGAGAAAAGAGGTAATTACGGTATATTCCTCAAGGTAATGAGTTTAAACTTTCCCTTAAAAAAGTCCCATAGAGTGTGTGTTTTTGGTTTTATACTATGTTACAACCTTTATCTGCTCTGATTGATAAATACAAAAAACTAGTGTGTTTGTGTCAAGACAAGACATCTTCGCTAAAAGATAAAAAACGTCAACACCGATATTCTTAGGTTGTGGATTTTTGTGATAACCACAGGTTTTTTATAGGTGTCTAAATAAGTAAAAAACCAAAAAACATAGACGTTTAGGTCGCGGATATTCACCTCACGATAGAAGGTCCCATTCGGTGTCACAAACTGATGGAGTGGTTAAGGTTGTACCACTGAGTAAAAAGCCCAACGGGAATAACATGACGATGTTATTCCCTTTTTTTATGCACTAAAATATAATAATCATACAACACTAATCTATAATTTTAACGCATAAAAAAACCCCATCCGAAGATGAGGTTTAATGAGTGGAGGTAGAGGGGTTCGAACCCTCGTGTTGTACACCTTACCTATTAAGGACTACACGCTTAGGATAACATTTTCTAATGTTCCAAAAATAGTTAGTTCGTTCTTCACCATCGTAAACTAACAACCAATGGATGACTCGATTTTGGGTTCAGTCATTTTTCCACCTTTGTATAGACTTCTGTTCCTAGGTTGTATGTCCACCGACCCGTATGGTGTTTCCTATATGTTAGGCAACAACCGCAGCTTCTTCACGGATTAATCCGATGGTCGCCATTTTGTCTAAAACGTTTCCGTTTACAGTTTACATCCGTAGATTTAAGTGATAGGATACATCTCACTGCGTGCCCCGAATAACTAACAATGCCAGTCAATTCCAAGTTACCCCCATATGTTAAAGAACTTATTTCTTTTACAAAGATAGTAAAGTTTTACCAATTACCAAACTATTTTATATTTATATGTAAATAAATATTTGTGGAGGAATCAAAAAACGCTAAGATAATATTTGAGAACGAGTATGTCGTATTGGTACAGGTGTTCAATAAGAACGCAGCGACCTATTACGGACCCCCCAAGGTTACTGAATTGTATGACCGAGATTTTAGTCATGGTGATTTATATTTTGCCGTGAGTAAATACAATCCTGGCCCTGAGTATATATACACACTATACAAACCTACCGATGGTGAGCTTGAATATTATTCAGGTATCGAATTAAAACTTGAAAGTTACGACAACATCACATTTAAGTATCCGTACCTAAAACCCTACGTCCAAGATATTATGGGGAATAGTGAGATATACGATTTATTATTAAAAATTAAAAACGGTCAAAAGGTTAATAACTGGGATGCTAATAGATTTGACCCAATTGTATATGATATTAAGTTTAATGAACAAACACCTGGTAAAAGTAGAGTTAAATTAAAGTTTGATGATTATGAGGATTATTGGAAATTATTTGAGTTAACTGAAGGAGATATTTGGTTTGGAAATTACGTATATTCTAATTATGATTCCTACCAATTTGAAAGTGAAGATTTCGCTGATGAGGATTGGAAACAGGGTTATTTGTTACGGGAATTAAATGACGAAAACCAAATTAAACTAAAAGAAATTTTAAAATTATTATCGCCAGAACTATCTCAGTTACGAAATGATGAAGAATGGGAAAAAGCGTCTAATTTACTATTATCAACATTTGAACGTGAATGTGAGGGAATTAAATCTGAATGGTTGTCAGAAAAAAATAACTGTAAAGAACGAGGTGCCCGTAAGATGATTGAAGACGACTGTTGTAATTTCTTCCAAAATTATGGAATATTCAATATGGGTAATTGTTTTTATAGTTATGTGACAACAGTGTCGGTATTATTATCTTTATATAAAATGGTTGATGAAAGACATTTCACGGTTAGTGAGGTTTTAAGTGATATTGGTCATAAATCAGGAAATCTTGGTGGATGGGAAGAATATTCTTATGAACAGGATTGTATTGATTTTGATGATGAATCGTTCAATCGTAGTTGTGGTTGGCAATTAGATAAGATGTTTACTAAACTTGAGGATTCTGACGAATTTGAGGATATTAAAAAATTCTCAGATAATGCTTCGAAAATTTTAAGTAAGTACGACATGGAAACTAATTACAAATTACCCAAAGACGAAACAAAAACATTTAGTATAATTAAAATGGACCCAAAAACTAATAAAGTCCATGTTGTTGTTTCAGTTAAGAATTCATATCAAGGCGAACAAAGAAGTTATGATTTTGAAGATTTTGACCAATTTTTACATCATCCCGAATTATTTGAAAATAGATTTGTCAAAGTAAAGTAATTTACTTATCTTTGGCCTATGGAAAGAAACTATCAATTACTAAAGGACGTTTTGTCGGTCCCAACAAAGACATATAAGGAAGACCGAATGATTGAGTTTTTAGTTAATTGGTTAACCGAAAACCAAATACCATTTCAGGTAGACGAACATCGAAACATTTATGCTACTAAGACATCTCAGGATATTACTGAAGATTTCTATTTCCCGTGTGTTATTGCTCATACTGATACCGTACATCAATTAGACGTAATTAACGTTAGAGAAATGGAATTACCTAACGCTCAGGGAGTAATTAAACCATCATTAAAAGCATTCAACGATTTTGGTGAACCAACAGGAATTGGTGGTGATGATAAATGCGGTGTTTACGCATGTTTAGAATTATTAAAAGAATTACCAAATCTTAAAGCCGCATTCTTTGTTTCAGAAGAAACAGGTTGCCACGGTTCAAAACAAGCGGATAAAAATTTCTTCGAGAATGTTGGATACGGAATTCAATTTGATGCTCCTGAAAACTGGATGGTTAGTGAGTTCTGTATGGGAGTTCAATTATTTGGTAGAGAAACCGAGTTCTTTAAATCATGTGATGAGGTTTTAACAGAAACATTCAATCCTGATAGAAAATATCAATCTCACCCATACACAGACGTGTACGCTTTGAAGAACACATTTGACTTCTCATGTATTAACTTCTCGATTGGGTACTACGACTACCACACTAGAGAAGAATACGTTGTAATCGAAGATGTTTATAATGGAATCAAAACGGGTAAAGAATTAATTGAGAAATTGGGTAATGTGAAATACCCATTCAAATCGAAACCACGATACAGTTATTTATTTGACTAATAAAAAACCCCTCCGTAAGGTGGGGTTATTTTTTGCTTATTAATGAACATAAAAAAAGGGGGTTATTCAACCCCTTTTCTTTTTCTTGTGACTTTCTTTTCCTCTTTAAACTTAACATCACCATTTTCACTTATTAACGTGTACTCAGTATTCTCTTGAATGTTACTCTTAAGAACCTCTTCAGATATAAAATCTTCAACTTTATCCTGAATAGCTCTTTTCAATGGACGAGCACCATACATTTCATCAAACCCAACCTCAGAAATCATATCTAAAATAGAATCGTCAAATTTAATATTATATTTAAGACCTGTCAATCTTTCAGATAAAATACTCAACTCAAGCTTAACAATTTTTTTAACATCTTCTTTCACTAGTGAATTAAAAATAATAACCTCATCAATACGGTTTAAAAATTCAGGGGCGAAAAACTTCTTAAGTTCCTTCTTCAAAACTTCTCTTTTTTGTTCTTCTTCAACGTAAGAACTCGAGTTAGTTTTAAATCCTACACCCGCACCAAACTCCTGTAGTTTTTTAACTCCAACGTTTGATGTCATGATAATGACACAGTTTTTGAAGTTAATTTTTCTTCCCATACCATCTGTAAGGTGACCGTCATCCAACACTTGTAATAATGTTGAAAATATGTCTTTGTTTGCCTTTTCAATCTCATCAAATAAAATTACTGAGTAAGGTTTGTTTTTAACTTGTTCAGTTAATTGACCACCTTCGTCATAACCTACATATCCTGGAGGGGCTCCAATTAATCTTGAGATACTATGTTTTTCTTGGTATTCAGACATGTCCACACGAATCATATTCTCCTCACTACCAAACATTTGTTTTGCCAATTGTTTTGCTAAGTAAGTTTTACCTACACCTGTTGAACCAAGGAAAATAAATGAACCAATTGGTTTATTAGGGTCTTTAATACCTAATCTGTTTCGTCTGATTGACTTAGCAATTTTCATAACCGCTTCAGATTGGCCAATTACTTTGTCAGATAAACTACCCTCTAATTGAGATAGTAACATCGTCTCATTAGCATTCAATTTACTAATAGGAATTTTAGTCATGTTTGAAACGACCTCATAAACCAATTCGATAGAAACTTCTTTTTTCTTAATCTGAAGTTCCTCCTCAAATTTTTTCTTCTCAATATCTAATTTATTGAGAATACGTTTTTCCTTGTCACGTAGATTTGCCGCCTCTTCGTAATTTTGTTTTTTAACAACCTCAAGTTTTTCAATTTTAACGTCGGCAGCTTCTTGTTTTAATTTTTCAATAATGTCAGGCATTTTAATCTCAACTTGACATCTCGCACCTACCTCATCAATAATGTCGAATGCCTTATCAGGAAACTCTCTGTCGGTGATATATCTTGCCGCCAAATCAACACATACTGAAAGTATTTCATCAGTATAAGATACCTTGTGGAATGATTCGTATTTATCTTTAACATTCTTAAGAATCTCCAAAGTCTCTTCTTTAGTCGCCGCGTCAACAATTACCTTTTGAAAACGTCTTTCTAATGCTCCGTCTTTCTCAAAGTTCTTACGATACTCATCAAGAGTTGTTGCACCAACACATTGAATTTCTCCACGGGCAAGTGCTGGTTTGAAGATGTTTGATGCGTCTAACGAACCTGATGAATTACCTGCACCAACTATTGTGTGAATTTCGTCAATAAAGACAATGATATTTGGTGCGTTTTGTAACTCCTCGATAATTACTTTCATACGTTCCTCAAACTGACCACGGTATTTTGTACCCGCAACAATCGATGTCATGTCTAACGAAACAATTCTTTTATCCATTAAATTTCTTGGACATTCACCGTTAAAAATTTTAATTGCTAATCCTTCTACGATTGCGGTTTTACCACAACCAGGTTCACCAATAATAATAGGGTTATTTTTCTTTCTACGAGAAAGGATTTGAGCAATCCTTGTAATTTCTCTTTCTCTACCAACAACAGGGTCTAATTTACCTTGTTCGGCCAATTTGATTAAATCTCGGCTGAAGTTATCCAACACAGGTGTTGATGAGTCAGATGTTGATTTAGGTGGGTTATTCTTTCCCCCATTATCCATGGATTCTATCATATTTTGTTTTTTAGTTAATTATAAGGATTAATTTTGTATTTTCAACAACAGGTACAAAGGTAAGTAAAATATCTAAATTAAAAAATTTAATTTTTGGTTATATTTATGAATATGATAAAACACTACACCAAATATATTGAGACCTTAGGTGCTGATAAAGATATCTTAGAAACATATAGAAATCTTAGACAATCATTCCAAAGAGAAGGTTGGTCCGAAAAGGATTTGGAGAAACCACCATATTATCCCCAAGATATTATGAGAAACTTCCAAAGGTTTAGTAGTTTACATTCAAAATTATTCCAAGAACTAAAAAGTTTTTTCCCTGATGTTGACCACAATGAGTTTGTTGATTATCTTAAAGGTAAATTACAAATAATAGATTCAGAAACACCTTTACAAAATGGCAGTAAAAAAAGAAGAGATAATCGGGACGAAGATTATTAACGAGATAGATTCAAGTAACTTAGTAAAAACTGAGTATGATACCGAAACCAAATTAATGGTGGTGGAATTTAAAAACGGTATGAAATACCAATATGACGCGGTTCCTCATGAGGTTTACACTAGATTTAGAATGAATGAGTCTCAAGGTAAATTCTTTAACACAGAAATCTCTAAAAAATTCAAATATACTAAACTTTAATTATTATCAATACTCGACTATTTATTAGTAATGAGTGATTTAAAAAGTATATTAACTAGTTTTCACGTACAAGACGAATTAAATCCTAAGATTTGGGATGGGTCAATGGAAAAGATGTCACCTAAAGTTAGGTCACGTCTACTTGAGATTGCTTATGAGTTTATAGAATTTTTAAACGTTGATATTTTTGTGTCAGACGTTATAATGACAGGTTCATTAGCCAATTATAACTGGTCAAAATTTTCAGACATTGATTTACACATCTTAGTTGACTTTAATCAATTCTCAAAAACTGAATTACCTTTATACGAAGAATTATTCCAATTAAAAAAAACCATATATAACGACAAACACGATATCACCATCTACGGATATGAAGTTGAGTTATATGTTCAAAATGAAATTGAGTCTCACTTTAGTAGTGGAGTGTATTCTGTTTTATTTGATACATGGGAAAATGAACCTAAAAAAGAAAATGTTAAAATTGACCTTGAACTGATTAAAAACAAATCAAAACAATGGATGGACATTATTGACGGTGTTATTGAAAGTGTTAAGGATGAATCTATTGATGACACTAAAAAAATTATCGACAAGTATAAGAAAAAACTTAAAAAATATAGAACTTGCGGATTAGAAGAAGGTGGAGAATATTCTGATGAAAACTTAGTATTTAAAGTATTGAGAAGAAATGGATATATTGAAAAATTATATCAATATCAAGATAATCGTATTGATAAAGAATTATCCTTGAAAGAATCTACAACAACTATTGGTGGTAATTTTAAAACTGATTTAGAGAACGGTCCAAAAAATCATGGTAGTAGAAAATTAGGTAATTGGCAATCAGATAATGCTTGGGATATTTTTGCCCCTCCGAATACAGTTGTTAATTCATATACTAACGGTACTGTAACTAAAATAAGAGATACTGGTAAAAATTCTGGAAAAATTTATGGAACACAAGTATCGATTAAAGGGTCTGACGGATTTCCTGATATTTTTTACACTCACGTTAAAAATGTAAAATTAAAGAACGGAGATACAATTAAAGTTGGTGATTACATTGGAGTTGTTTCTGAATGGGTTGGACATGACACAATGACTCATGTGCACATAGGATTACCTTATGGGGAACATATTAGAGAATTGTTAAAAAATTCTGGAAAAATTTTCACTAATAAATTGGGTACTGATTATAAAGATGATAGTAATAATGACGAAACTGATTACGACGAGACTGTTATCACCAAAGGTATCGAAGGAAGTAATAAAGAAGTTAGTAATTGGTTAGAACCATTATTATCGACATTAGGATTTAAATAAATGATTCAATTACGTTAGAACGATAACATTTTTGATTCTGAATATATTTATATATAAAATAATTTTAAAAAAAAAACAAAATAATGGGAAACTTAAAACCAATTGGAAGTGAAAAATTACAAGGTATGGATAAAATCAACCGTATCATTGAAATTTCTAGATATAATGAAAATACTCCGACGCCTATAAATGAAGATAAATCAATCGAATATAGAAAGACTTTATCTGACGGAAACAATTATCAAATTGTTAAAGAAAAAAATGGGTACGTAATTAAAAAATCACTAACTGAATCTGTTGGTGAAAATGATTACTTAGAACCAATGAAAAATAGAAAATACTATTCTTCTTATTCGCAAGCGTTCAAACGTCTTAACTTAATTGCTAAAGAGGTTAATATTAATGAAGGATATGAATCAAATGTTTCATTATTTGGTGAGAGCGATATTGATGAAAAAGCGGCGACAAAATACATTTTGAAAATGGGGGAAACTAAGGAACAAGCGGCACCCGCTCCTGCACCCGCTCCCGCTCCTGCACCCGCTCCCGCTCCCGCTCCTGCACCCTCACCCGCTCCTGCACCGACAGACGATTTAGGTATGGAAGATGATATGAGTATGGAAGAACCTGAAGGTGAAGAAATGGAACAACCTGAAGAAGATGAAGTTATTACATTAAAAGTTATTCAAAAATTAACAGGTAAATTAGCTCAGAAATTAAGAGCTTTCCAAGACACTCAAGAAGATGAGGAACCAATGACATCTAAAGACATTAAATATGTTATTAATTCTATCTTATCAGCATTGAATTTAGAATCATTGGATGAAGAAGATAAAGAAGATATTTTAAATAAACTTGAGGGTATTGAATCTGAGGAAGAATTTGGTGGTGAAGAAATGGATATGGAAGAACCTGAGGGTGACGAAATGGGTATGGAAGAACCTGAAGGTGAAATGGCTGAGGGTGATTCTGGCATGTTTGATGATGAAGACGAAGCACTTTCTGCGGGTAAAAAATTAGCAGATAATATTTTTGGTGAAGGTCATGATGAAGAAGATGGTGAAGAATATCGTTCAAAAATTAAAGGTGTTAACCCAAAACATGGTAAACACATGGAAGATGTTATCGAAGGACTTTTTACCGAATCTAAAGTTGATGACATATTAAAAAAATACTTCAAGGTTGAGGAAAACGAACGTAATTTAATCGAAGCTAAAAAACAAAAACTTAATTTAATTAAAGAAAACAAATCAAAAACGATTAGTAAAATTAAGATTGTTTCTGAAAGTATTTCTCAAGAAGTTGCATCAACTAAATTGGTTTCCAAATACCCTAACGCTAAATTAGTGGGTAAAACAAATCACAAAAATTTAGTTTTTGAAATGAATAATAAACAACTTAGAGTTACGGTTAAAGGTCAGATACTATAATGAGTTATTTAATATATGTTAATGAATTAGGCCCTAATTATAAGGGAGATAACATATATGAATTCATATTTTCTGATACTTTAGAAAAAATATGGGGGGATAATTGGGAGTCAAAACCATCAAATGGTTACCCACTACCACCTGATTTAGAATTTATACGAAAAGTAGGAACTCTAAAAGATGACCAAGTTACATTATCAGTTATCCAAAATTCTGATTACTTCTCAATGATGGATTCTATGGATGGAGTAATTGCGATGGCTTGGGAGAACGAAAGTGATGATGTCGATTTTGACCATCAAAAAAGATTAGTGTTTAGATTCGGTGACGAAGAAACCACAGTCAAAGATAAATTATATGAACGTGATATCGTTTTAGAATTTGAAAAAAAGGTTGTCTATGAAAACTAACCAAAAACAATTAAAATTAATACAACACGGGTTGAAGGCTTCCACTGTCACTAAATTAAGTGAATCACAAGTGGATATTTTGTTTAACAGACTGAATGAGTCTAAAAAAGAAAATAAAGAACAAGTTACCAAAACTACTGAGCCCGCTAAAGAAATTGTTAATATAGGAACTCAAGGAGGTGAATTACCAAATAACCCAACAGGAAAGGGATATAAGGTTGAGAAAAAACCTGATGGTACTATGAAAGCAACACCTATGGAGACTGAAATGACCGAAGACACTGATTCTGAAATGAATTGGTTAATGAAAGGTGATACACAAGACCCAGTTCAAAAAGGACCTACAGGTGACGGTGACCCTGATTCATTACAAGAGTATAAAAATCTTGCGGAAAAATTTGAGTCTAAAAAACAACAAAAATATTTCTTCGCCAAATGCGGTGATGGTAAAACAAAAGAACAAAAAAAATGGTGTAAAATGGCTGAAGAATTTGCCGATAAAACAAACTTTAAAAAGTTACCTGAAAAGAAAAAAACTGAAGCTAAAGAAAGCGGTTTAAATAATTTAGTTAATAAAGTTTCTGCGGCATATGCTGGTGGAGTAAAAAATAAGTTGAATTCCATCTCCCCAAGCGTTACATTTGGTGAGAACGAAATAGAGAAAAAAATTATGAAGTTAGTGGAAAAACATATCACACCAAAAATGACTAAGCAGGAATTCCTTAATTTAGTTAAAGAACAAGGTACTAAAACGGCGCCATCAAGACCAGGGGTTAAACCTGATGTTGATACCCCAACAAGACCCTCAAAACCTGCAACACCGTACCAACCTAAGCCAGGAGTTAAACCAGCCCCTAAAGCGAAAACAAAGGTACCAAGTTGGTTATCATTTAAATCATTAGGAATTAAATTAAAGTAAGAAAATGAGTCTAAATCCAAATACAGAAAAAAATCTAAAAGTTAAAAAATTTTTAGAAAAAAAATTAGTTAGTGAAGGTTTAACTAATAGTGAACGTAGTCTTTTAAGTGAGTTAAAAAATAACTTAAAAGAAGCTCCTATTGATTATGAAGGCCCTGAAAGAATGGAACCTGGTATTGAAAGAAAAATTACATCCAAAGGGACTCCTTATAATAACTTTCCAGCAATCCCTAATATGGATATGGATAAGGATTATATTGAATTAATCTCCTCAAAAAGATTTAAAGATTCTGTAGATAAAGTTAGAAGAGCCATGGGTGATACCAGAGCAATCCAAGGAGCGAATCCATTAAATTCATTAATGATGACCGCAATGCAATCGCTACAAACAGTTGTGTCGATTCAAATGCAAAACAAAGAAGTTTTAGAACAACTTGCGGTTGATTTAGTTATTAAAGAAATGGGTATTCCTGAAGGAGCGATGCAGTTTGATGCTAAATTGGTTATGCAACCAATGGGAGCGTCTCAAGGAATGCAAGAAGAACCTGAAATGCCAAGTGAAGAAGAAATCGAAGAGTTTATGGGTGATGCCGAAACATTTGATTTGGAGAGAGCGAAAAGAAGATTTATTAACTCACTTATTCAAGGGGCCGCCTTCAAAGGGGGACATATGTTTAATTTAGTTTCAAGAGAACTTAATGACGTTGACCCTAGATTAATGAATTTATACACCGTGTCGCAATCTTTAATGGAACACGCATATTGGTTATTCCCTGATATGGAAGGAATGGCTGGCGGTGGCGGTGGTCAAATGGGACAATCAGAAGTTGATACCGAAACAGACCCACCAACAGTAAAAGCGAGGGCAATGACGTTCCCACTTTTAGTTCATGAATTGGTTAAAGGTGTTTATGAAATATTTGGTACTCACGGTTTACCTGATGACCCAAGACAACAAGAAATGATTATGAAGGCTGAGGATACTTTACCAGCTGAGATTTGGGATTCTCGTTTAGGACCAATTTTTTGGGAAAAATTCTTAGAGGCTTACCCGATGGAATTGTTTGATGAGGATATGAAACATATCCAACACTACTTATTTATGAGATTTTCTAAATTAAATGCTGAAGAATTTTTCAGAGTTGCTAAACTTATACTTTCAGGTAACCCACAAGGAACTCAATTTATTCAGAGAATGGTTAATGAAATCGTTACTGAACTGAAACAATATGATGCTGAAGAAGCGTTAAGTGGTGGTGATGATGAAGAAGATGACGATGATGGATTAGATGATTTCTTAAGTGGTTTAGGTATATCAAGACCAAAATAATGAAACATGTCAAATTTAACCAGAGAACAGGTACTAATAGAGTACGTAAAATGTCATAAGGACGTACAATATGCGTTAAAAACATATCTACAAACATACGATAACACAGTTTCTAAATACGTACCGTTAGAATTATTTCCTGACCAAGTATCATTACTTGAGGATTACGAAAATTACAACGAAAATATTGCCTTAAAATATCGACAAGCGGGTGTATCTACGGTTACCGCAGCTTGGGCTTCGATGAAACTTTCTTTTGCTAAGAAAAACAAACCCGAAAAAATCCTTATAATAGCCAATAAACTTGATACGTCATTAGAGATGGCTAACAAGATTAGAGCTTTTATCAGTCAATGGCCAAGTTGGGTCGGTATTGATTTTGCGGTAGAAAAAAACTCACAAAAACATTATAAACTAAATAACGGTAGTGAGGTTAAAGCCGTTGCAACATCTAAAGATGCCTTACGTGGATTTACACCAACAATACTTGTATTTGATGAGGCGGCATTTATCGAGGCCGACAGTGATTTTTGGGCAGCTTGTATGGCGTCCTTATCTACAGGTGGTAAAGTAATCGTAGTCTCAACACCAAATGGTTATGACCGAATTTATTATGAGATATACGACCAAGCGTTAAGGAATATGAATGACTTCAGGATTTCTGAAATGTATTGGTACCGTGACCCTCGTTACACAAAAGATTTATATTTGGTTAAAACCGACGATATGATTCACTATCTTTTAAATAAAGAAGAATACAGTGAAAAAGATATACTCAGTTGGTCCCATATACCCGCACACGAAAGAGATTATAAAGAACTGAGAGAATTAATGAATCAAGGTTATAAACCTTGCTCGTCTTGGTTTGAAGCGATGGTTAAGAAATTAAAATATGATAAACGTAAAGTATCTCAGGAGTTGGAATGTAACTTCTTAGGTTCAGGTGATAACGTATTTGATTCTAAAATGTTACAAACAATTAGAGAAAATTCTATTGTAGAACCCAAGAATAAAATGATGGGTAATGCTTTGTGGATTTGGAAAGAACCTGTCGTTGGACATAAATACATTATGGGGGTCGACGTTTCTCGTGGGGATAGTGAAGACTTTAGTTCGTTCCAAATCATTGATTTTGACGAAAGAGAACAAGTTGCGGAATATGTTGGTAAATTACCTCCTGATACTATGGCGGAAATTTGTTATAAATGGGCCAACATGTATTCATGTTTTATTGTGATTGATATCACAGGTGGAATGGGAGTTTCCACCTCAAGAAAATTACAGGAAATGGGTTATAAAGACTTATATGTTGATGGTGTTGACACCGCTAATAAGTGGAAATACGATTCTAAGTCCCATGAAAAAATACCAGGAATTAATTTTAATAATAAAAGAGTTCAAATTATTGCTTCATTTGAAGAAGGGATGAGACATGGGTTTAAAATCTACAGTTCAAGACTTTTCAATGAAATGAATACTTTCATTTACATTAATGGTCGTCCTGACCACCAAAAAGGACATCATGATGACTTAATTATGTCAGTCGCCATGGCAACTTATGTTGCTGAGTCGTCATTTAGTAATTTAACTAAAGTTGTCGAACATACTAAGGCAATGATTGAGTCTTGGGCGGTTAGCAATAATGACCAAGTTGCGAAAAATTTAGAATTTAATCCTGTTATACCACACATGTCAGAAAGAATAGGTCAATATAATAATCAGAACATGTCTAAAGAAGATTATCAAAAGTACGGTTGGTTATTTGGTATTAGATAATATTTATTAATAAAATATCACATGGGACTAACTTCTAGAAAAAAATCGGGGAACAAACTTAATGGTAGTAAATTAAACGTACCTGGTCAGGGTATTAGTAATGTTAGACCTGGTGGTGATAATAAAATAAACCAACAAAAGGGTGACCCTAATGGAAAGAAAGGTAAACAAAATTAACTATTTAATTATAGATAATTAGAATTAAATTTATTACATGGAAAACAATCAAAATAATCAATTTACAGTTTGGCAGAGGCTATCTCAAGCCTTCGGTCCTAACGCCCTGTTAAATCAAGATTATCCAACATATAAGTTAGACAAGACTGAGTTATTAAAAACGACATCAAAACAGGAATACGATAAAGAAAAATTACAAGCTCAACAAACGTATTACTTAGCCAATCAATGGACTAAAATTGAGAGTAACTTATACACTCAAGCGGTTTATTATGAACCAACAAGATTAGCATCATTCTATGATTATGAATCAATGGAATATACTCCTGAAATTTCGGCGGCTTTAGATATCTACGGTGAAGAATCAACAACTGTTGACCAAAATGGTTACATGTTACAAATATATTCAGAATCTAAACGTATTAAATCAATCTTAATTGACTTGTTTAATAATGTTTTAGATATCAATACTAATTTACCGATGTGGACAAGAAATACCGCAAAATACGGTGATAATTTTGTTTATTTAAAATTAGATGCTGAAAAAGGTATTGTTGGATGTATGCAATTACCAAATATTGAGATTGAACGACTTGAAAGAGGTATGGCGGCAAAATCGGCAAACGTCGAGGAACCCGCAGAAAATAAAGGTTTAAGATTTAAGTGGAAGGCTAAAGACATGGAATTTAATTCATGGGAAATTGCCCACTTTAGATTATTAGGTGATGATAGAAAATTACCTTATGGTACTTCTATGTTAGAAAAAGCGAGACGTATTTGGAAACAATTATTATTATCGGAAGACGCAATGTTAATCTATCGTACCTCAAGAGCCCCTGAAAGACGTGTCTTTAAAGTCTTTGTAGGTAATATGGACGATAAAGATGTTGAGTCGTATGTACAACGTGTTGCGAACAAATTCAAACGTAGTCAGGTTGTTGATAGTCAATCAGGTAATGTTGATATGAGATTTAATCAAATGGCGGTTGACCAAGATTATTTTATTCCTGTACGTGACCCTGCTCAAGCATCTCCAATTGAGACTCTACCAGGTGCACAGAATTTAGCGGAGATTGCCGATATTGAATACATCCAAAAGAAATTATTAACCGCCCTTAGAGTTCCTAAAGCGTTTTTAGGGTTTGAGGAAGTTGTTGGTGATGGTAAGAATTTATCATTACAAGATATCCGTTTCGCAAGAACAATTAATAGAATTCAAAAATCTATGATTGCGGAAATGAATAAAATAGCTATCATCCATTTATTCTTATTAGGGTTTGAAGATGAATTGTCAAACTTTACATTAGGTTTAACTAACCCATCAACACAGGCCGATTTATTAAAAATTGATGTTTGGAAAGAAAAAGTTTTATTATATAAAGATGCAGTAACGGCAATCGAAGGTATTGCACCAGTTTCTGTAACTTGGGCTAAGAAACACGTATTAGGATTCTCTGATGAAGAAATTAAATTAGATTTACAACAACAACGTATTGAAAAAGCGGTTGGTGCTGAATTAACTAACACGGCGACTATTATCAGTCATACAGGTGTATTTGACAATATTGATAAACTATATGGTGTTAAATCAGGCGCAACTCAAACTGTGGGAGCAACCCCACCACCTCCAGGAGGTGAATCAAGTGGTGGAGGATTAGGAGCACCTGAAGATATGGGTGGAGGGGCTCCAATACCACCACCACCAGGACCTGAACCAGGAGGTGAAGCGGAGATAACACCTGAATCATATAAACGTGATAACTTAACAATTTTATTAGAAAGTGATAACTTAACAGATTCGGATTCATTTATTGATTTGTCTAAAGCAAGAAATTCTTTAGGTGAAATGGAAAAAGAGTTAAACAAACTTCTAAAAGACTGATATTTATAAATAAAAAAGAGATGACAAATTTTGGAATAATTAAATCGAAGATAGAAGATGTGTTATTAGAATCATATAAAAACAACACATTTAAACAAGAATTCAAAAACTTTAAAAAGTTAGTTTTAGAAAATAAAAAAATATGCAAACTTTTTTATTTATATGATGATTTATCTTCTAATAAAGGATTATCGGAATCTATCGTTAATGAATATGTGAATGAATGTATAACCATTTATGAAAATACCATTAATAAAATACAAGAGTCGGATATTACACCATTAAAGTCTTGGATTAAAAATTCTAAGGTTGACAATCAGTATAATAATATTGATAATTTATTCTCGAGAGATGTCCTAACAATCGAATCAAGAATAACTAGTAAAAAATACATTTCAGAATCTCTTAAGAAATTACCTATCAAGAAAGCAGATACTGTTCAAATATCGCTAACTTCTATGGTTAATGTTGCAAATAAAACAATCACAAATTTTATTGATTCATTAACTGAGTCAGATAAAAAAGAATTAACAAAACTTTTATCTGAAGATGACGTTACTTTAAACCAAAAATTTGATGATGTTAAAAAAAGTGTTGTAACTAAATTAACTGAAATGAAAAATAATAATGAAGATAACTCAACTCAAACAAGAATTGATGAAACTCTTGATAAAGTAATTTCAGAAAAATACGACAAGTTAACTTATTTCAAACTTAAAAGTTTGAATGAGAATCTTTAATCGTTATTTGATTTATATTTTTTCTGAACGTATTTCGCTTTTGAAATCATATTCCTATTTTTAACAGATTTTTTTTGGAATTCTTTTCGTTCATTTAATTCCTTACTTTGCCTTGTCTTTATGACTTTGCTTTTGTAAATTTTTAACGCTTTTTCAAGAGTTACATTTTTTTCTACCTTTATGATTAACATGTTTTTGTGAGTTTATATTTATTTTGACTATTGCAGTAAATATACCTATTTTTATTAAAACAATAAACTTAGAAATTATGAAATTTAATGAAAAAGGGTAAAACCTCACACATTCACGGATTCAACACTGCCAAGGTAGTATATGGAACAGTTGATTCGATGAATTTAAAGTCACTCTATCTTAACATCCAAACATGGGTAGAACCAACTACAGAGTGCGAAAATTGGACAAGGACAGTTCTCAATATGAGCAGAGCCATAAAACATTCGGTCTACGAATCCTTAGATAAAGAGTTATTTGATGATAAATTTATAGTAGATTTAGATTTAAGGTCCAGCGGATTAAATCAAGGTAAAAAATCTTTTATGAACTTAGAGATTAATTTCTTTTTAAATCATGAAGGACATGACTTTAAATCAAAAGAAATTAAAGATTCACTTAAAGATATTACTAATAGAATTTTTTACGAAAACTTTATCGGTAACGATTACTTCAACTTTTATCTAACTAAAAAAATCAAAACAAACGATGATACGCTACAATTAGAGAATGTTTAATATTTATAATAAAACATTTGAGATGAATTTAAGAATTTTACAACCAACTGAAATAGGTAAAGGTATATTAATAGAATACGATGCGGGTTACGTATCACCAACAGATACACATAATGCTAAGGTTATTAAAGAATCTAAAGGTAATATGTTAGACCACTCTAAACCATTTGAATTTTATGCGGTATTACAGAAATATAATACCCCAAACAGAAATGGTAGAATATACCCTGAACGTATTTTAAAAAGAGAATCAGAAAACTATAAAAAAATGATAGAAAAGGGCACCGCTCTTTCAGAGTTAAATCACCCTGAATCGTCATTAATTGATTTAGATAGAGTTTCTCATGCAATAACTGAAATATGGTGGGAAGGTCCTGTACTAATGGGTAAGATACAATTACTTACATCACCAGGATTCCACGAAAGAGGTATTGTATCAACTAAAGGAGATTTAGCCGCTAATTACCTAAGACAAGGAGTTACGTTAGGAATCTCTTCAAGAGGAGTTGGTTCCCTTAAAAAAGTTGGTGAACAGAATGAGGTCCAAGAAGATTTTGAATTAATCTGTTTTGACTTAGTATCCTCACCATCAACACCAGGAGCGTATTTATTCCAAAATCCTGAAGATAGATTTAACTTTGAGGAGAACTTGGAAGAGGAGAAAAAAATGAAAGTCGAAAGACAAGTTGGGGAAAGTGGAAATAAATCACTTGACTTAATGAAAAAATTGAACGATTATTTAGGATATTAAAAAAAAATTATAACATGGACGAAAAGTATTTTATTGCAAAAATCACAACCGATATGATTGATGAAAAATCGGGAAAACTTAAAAAATTAAGAGAAGAAAAATTAGTAAAAGGTTATAACCCTACTGATGTTGAGGCCAAAGTAACGAAAGTTTTTGAGAACTACACACAGGATTGGAGACTAACTGCAATTGTTGAAAGTAAAATAGATGAAGTGATAGAATAAAATCTTTACATTTCAATAATAATAAAAGGGGGACATTTGTCCCCTTTTTTGTTTTTTATCAAAATGGTAATATTTATAATAAATAAAAAACCAATTATCAAATTAGTTTAATTAAAACTTTTTTGATATTGGGAGATATTTATATAGTAAATTAAAAACATACAAATGGCGAAAGAAAAATCTTTAGTGGAAGAAGCAATCATCCAAATGAAAAATTTGGAAGAAGCGGTTGCGGAAAATGCAAAAGGAATACTTGCTTCAACTATGAAGGAAGAAATCAAAGAACTAGTAAAAGAATCTCTAACTGAACAAGAAGACGAGATTGAAACGGATGTTGAAATGGACGAGCCTGAAATGGAAGACGATATGTCTGACGACGAAGGAATGGAAATGGATACTGATAATTTAGATATGGATATGGATGATGAAGATTCTATGGAGGATGACTTTATGGATGACGATGAAACTATTGACCTTACCGACGTTGACGACGAAGATGAAATCTTACGTGTATTTAGTTTAATGGGACCTGAAGATAATATCGTGGTTACCAAAGATAATTCAGGTAATATCAATCTTAAAGATTCTGAAAAAGAATATATGATTGTTGGTGAAGGTGAAGAATTTATGGATGATTCTGAAGAAATGTTTGAAATGGATGATATGTCAGATTTTGGTATGGAAGACGATGAAGACGAAGACATCAATAGCATCATTGATAGAGTATTTAAAAAAGATAACGACGAATTAGAAGAAATGGATTTTGAAAAAGATGAATTAGAGTTCGGAGAAGAAGAAGGAATGGACAGTGAAGAAATTGTTTATGAAATTGAATTCAACGAAGAAGAAGGTGAAGAAGATATGGGTCTATCTGAAGAAGATGAAGTAGAAGAAGAAATGTACGAATCTTACGAAGAAGAAGACGAGGATATGGAAGAAGAACCTGTTATGGAATCTAAAAAGATGTCAATCAAACCTAAGGGTGTTGGCATGGGAAATCCAAATAAGAAAAAAGTATACTCAAACAAACCTAACCAAGAAGGTGGTTTCAAAACTGTGAAAAAAACAGTTAATAAAACTATGGGTACTGGTAAAGCGAAATTTGAATACAAAGACGGTGAAAATCTTGACGGTGATATGAAAACTGTTAAAAAGGTTGAAACCAAAGAAGCATCAAGAACTTTAGGAAACGGTTCTAACTTTAGAAAGGGTGGTTTATCAAAACCAAGAGCTCACTCTAAATTTAATACCGCAATCCAAAAAGAGAGTGTTGATAACAAAGAATTACAAGTTCTTAGAGAAAAAAATGAAGAGTACAGAAAAGCACTTAACGTTTTCAGAAATAAATTAAACGAAGTTGCAGTGTTTAATTCAAACTTAGCTTATGCTACACGTTTGTTTACAGAACATTCGACATCAAAACAAGAGAAGATTAATATCTTAAGACGTTTTGATAGTGTTGAAACTATTAAAGAATCTAAAAACTTGTATAAGACATTAAAAGATGACCTTTCGGCTACGACAAGTCAACCAATGAATGAATCAATGGAAAGAACCATTCAAAGTTCTCCATCAACAGGTTCTTCGGCTAACTTGATTGAGTCTAAAACATACGAAAATCCTCAGTTCTTAAGAATGAAAGATTTAATGTCAAAATTAAAATAAAATAAACTAAAAAATTAATAAAAACCAAAAAAATGGGAGCATTATTAGAATCAGGTCTTGTTGGTAACATCGGGTTAAAACACCTTAAAGTTATCAAAGAAGATACTATCAACAAATGGGATAAATTAGGATTCCTAGAAGGCCTTAAAGGTCACCTAAAAGAAAACGTAGCTCAGTTATATGAGAACCAAGCGTCTTTCTTAATTAACGAAGCAACGTCTGACGGGTCTTCAGGTTCATTTGAAACTGTTGTATTCCCTATCGTAAGACGTGTATTCTCTAAATTATTAGCGAATGACATCGTATCAGTACAAGCGATGAATTTACCAATCGGTAAATTATTCTTCTTTGTACCTAAAATTCAAGGGTATTCAGGTGGTACTAACACTCCATGGAGTGATGTATCTTCAGGAGACCACTACGCACCACTAGGAGCACCAAACGGACCAACATCTCAAAATGCAGGTTACACAGGAACTGGAGCGGTTGCTAAAAACCTTTATGACTTATTCTACGAAGGAACTGAACCAGGTTTAGACCCAGCAGGTTTATTCGATTATTCAAAAGGTCGTTGGTCAGCAATCACTGCAAGTACGTTGATTCAAGCATGGTCAAATGGGTCATTAGTTGATGCAACTATTAATGATGGTGCACCAGCAAATGGTATTGAAATTGCTTCAGGTAACACAAGAAAAGTTATTGTTAAAATGTGTGGTTTCGCTGATACAGGAGCTGGTAAATTAATCGGACCTGACGGTAATGAAATGGATACAGAATCTTTCTTATCTGATTTAGTTATCTTTACAGGTGCTGGTTTAACAGTTGCTGAAGGTTCTCCATGTACAGTTTCAACAGGAGCATTATTGTTCAGAGTTGTTACTCAACAATATGGTAAAGGAATCGTTTCTTACGGTAATACAGTTCAAACTAATTGGCCAGCGGCATCAGGTAATAACCCTGCAGGTAACGGTGGTTCGTTTAAAACCGTATGTGACGCTAACGGATGTATCTACTTAGAAGTTGATTTATCTTGTCCAGTATGTGCTGATTGTGATTCTACATCTTTAGATGGTTACACAGGTACTACTATTACTGAAGCGTCTTCAGGAACATCATTCTACGCAGCGTTCAGACGTTACGAACAATTAGAATTTGAAGATAAAATCGGTGAGGTTTCTTTCGACTTAGATTCAGTTACTGTATCTGTTACAGAAAGAAAATTAAGAGCACAATGGTCTCCTGAGTTAGCTCAAGACGTTGCTGCATTCCACAACATCGATGCTGAAGCTGAATTAACGGCTTTATTATCTGAACAAGTTGCTGCTGAAATCGACCGTGAAATCTTAAGAGATTTACGTAAAGGTGCGGCATGGAACTTACGTTGGGATTACAACGGATGGAGAAGAATTTCTCAAACTACATCTTATACTCAAAAAGATTGGAATCAAACATTAATTACTGCAATTAACCAATTGTCAGCACAAATCCACAAATCTACATTAAGAGGTGGAGCTAACTGGATTGTAGTTTCTTCTGAGATTTCGGCTATTTTTGATGATTTAGAGTACTTCCACGTATCTAACGCGTCTCCAGAGCAAGACCAATACAACATGGGTATTGAAAGAGTTGGAACATTAGCAGGTCGTTACCAAGTTTACCGTGACCCTTACTTCCCAGCTAACACAGTGTTAGTAGGACATAAAGGAACGTCATTGTTAGACACAGGTTACATCTACGCACCGTATGTACCATTACAATTAACACCTACAATGTATAACCCATTCAACTTCACACCTATTAAAGGTATTATGACACGTTACGCTAAGAAAATGGTTAACAACCGTTTCTACGGACGTATCACAGTTGATGGAGTTAGAACATTCGACTTAAGAGAATTGAGATAATCAACATCTTAAATAATATGAAAAGGGACGAGTAATCGTCCCTTTTTTTGTTTTACAAGTATTTATATTATATGAGCGAATTACGTAGATTAATCAAAGAACATTTATTATTAGAAAAGAAAATTGGGCATATTATGGCCAAAATAGAAATTGCCTTTGGTTTTGAGATTGATAGAACTACCCACGCATATGAAAGAAAAAACAGAACTGATATTCCTGATTATAATGATAGAGAAATATCTAACGGTGAATTAAAATATATAATTGAGAGTTGTAGACGAGAAATTGCGGAAGGAATTACCACAGGAGAGATTAAAGATGATGTAGCATTTGTTATTAAATCAAAAGAAAAAGAAATCGCTATGGTCATAGTACCAAAACATGGTGGTGGCTCCTATTGGAAATTACTTATAATTACCGTTTTTAGAGAATCGTATGATTTATCTTTTAGAGTTGGTAAAGACCAATTTGTTATTTGGATTTAAAAAAGAACGGGACTTAGTATCTAAATCGTTTCTATCCCGTTCAAATTAGGAGGTTTTCGTCCTAACCATTATGATTGATTTAGTTGTATCTGAATCGTTTCCCTCAACCACATTACAAAGATAAGTAAATATACTGAATCCACAACTTTTTTTTCGAAAAAACAGATATTTATATATTAAACAGAAATAGGTATGAAAAAATTATATTTTTTAAATGAAGAAGAATCTAAAAGAATTCTAAATCTTCATAAAGAAGCAACTAAAAAACAATATCTTAAAGAAGACGACACTATGATGTCATCTGAAAATGAGTTAGCCGAAGATGGTGTAATGGCGTCAATGGCAACAGGTGCTGCAATTGGTGGAGCCGTTGGTTTAGTTCCAGGAGCAATTATCGGTGGAGCGATTGGATTAATTAACGGATTAATTAATGGTGGGAATTATTCTTACAAAGGTGCCGAAAAAATTTTACAAGCTTGTGGAAATTTAAAAGAAGTTGGTAAATCAACACTGAGTAGAGCCACATTAAATGGTATTGCCGATGGTATTAACGCAGCGGTTGATGGTATGGGTACTGATGAGGATGCAATTAAAAGTAATCTACAAAAAATCACAACAATTCCTGATTTATGTGCGATGTCAAACATATATAATACAAGACATGGTGAAAGTTTATTCGCAGCAATTGATGGGGACATCGATTCTGAGGGTGAATGGAAACAATATGTTTTTTTACCATTATTAGACGCATATGAAAACAGTGTTGACCTTGGTAAAAAATTGGCGGCACAAAAGGAATCAAGTGTCGTAAAGGGATTTGAAAAATTTCCTTGTATTCCAAGTAACCCAAAAGCGAAATCATCAAAATTGAGTGACGGTAGTATTGCTTACATAATTGATGGGGTGGTTTATTACGGGAATGGTAGAAAAAAATTGGTCGACGGAACTATGGCCAGTTATTCTTGTGGTAAAGAATCGTCTAATACTAAGACAAATACTAAGACAAAAGTTAAACAACCAACAATACCTTCAGATACAGATTTAGATATGGTATTGACTAAACTTTAAATTATTAATTATTAAAATGAAGAAAATTATAAAAATAACTGAATCTGAAAAAGAGTCTATTTTAAATTTACATAACACGTATAAAAATAGATTAATGGAACAAACACCAGCTCCTGTAACTGCAGCTCCTGCAACCGCAACTCCTGCAACCGCAGCTCCTGCAACCGCAGCTCCTGCATCCCAAGATAGAAAAGTAGATTGTACAACAACTAAAAATCCTACAAGATGTAAACAAAAAGTTTTAGATGTACAAGTTAAAATTAACGATAAATGTACTAAGATATCTAAAAAATTAGTTGAGGATGGTATATACGGTACTAATACTATGAACGCAATTAATGCTTGTACGGGTATTGATTTGAGTAAAAGTTCGGGAACTCAAACACCCGCAGGAGTACAAACACCTGCAGGAGTACAAACACCCGCAGGAGTACAAACACCCGCTGGAACTACAGTTGCGTCAGCAACAGATGAACCTGTTGATAGCTTAACGGTTTAATCTTCTAAGGGACTGATTAATCTACTAGCGGTAGAATAATTCGTAGCGATTGCAATGTCATGGACATTACAAATTCTTAATAACATACTAACATCTACTTGATGTGGATGAACTTCTAAGGGGTCGATAAAGAATATAACTATATCGACTTCTTTGTTTACAATCATTGACGCAATCTGAGCGTCACCACCCATAGGACCACTTAACATCGTCTCAACCTTAGTTAATCCAGCATGTTTTAAATGTTTTCCTGTTGTACCTGTGGCAACTACTTCAACATTATCTGAAGTGAAGAAAGGTAGTCGTTTCATTACGAATGATACCATATCGGCCTTCTTACCGTCGTGAGCGATTAACGCTAATTTAATCTTCTGTTTCATTTTTAATTTCCTGTTTTGACATAACTCTAATTGCTCTTGATACAACCTCTGCCTCACCTAAAGAATAAACCCCCTCGTGGTATGCCTTCTTAACCGCTTGTATTAATAGGTATGAAGCATTGTCTTTATCCATAGATTGTAGTAGCACGTCTAAATGGTCCTCAGTTAGTAGAGGTATTGTGTCGAATAGTTTTCCAAATAATTGTTGTTCTTCCATTGTGAAAATATCTTTTTTTGATATATTTATAAGTATACTAAAATATCTATGCTAAATCAATTAATAAAGAAAGTATTACTCGAGGCAACTTCTGACAGTAATGGGGGTAGAGGGTCCTATGTTTCTCCTTTACAACCTGGTGTTAGAGAATTTAGTAAAGAGTCGTTACAACCATTTATAACACCCGTATCAAAGTATGTCAATACTGAGTTGGGATACGACAGTTATGACGGTAAAATGAGTACCCCTAAAAAGAAAATTAAAAAGATGGAAAATAAAGCAAAAAACATCTCCAATTATATTAAGAATCACCCTACTTTAACATCTGGTGATGATGAAGGTAATAATATAAACCAAACACCTGGAGGTAAAAAAAGTATTGTACCAATCACAACTCTAAAAGAGTGGATTGAAATAAAAAAAGACACTGTAGTTGTTGGTGAAAAGAAAGTAATTAAACTTAACGAAGGTGATATTATTCGAATGGTAAAAAGAATTTTATCTGAACAAGATGATGAAAAAACTTATTATAAGTTAGGTGCAACAGGTTTAGGATTTAAAATTATTGATGGAAAATTATACACGGTATTATTTAATAAATCAACAGGTGAAGTAAAACCAGACTACGCATTAAACGGGGAGTTATACGACTTCAAAGTAGATGTTAAAACAGGTGAAGTACTTGACGAGGACTATAGAACAAATATCGAATTCACAGAGTTTTATTGGAATGATATAGTTCGTTCTGATATACAACCTGGACAATATAATAATGTAAGATACAAATTTATTGCCGTGGCACCTGAAGGTGTTCCTAATAAGGCCTCAATCGGTAAACCAGTTGTTTACACGGGTAATATTGTTGCAGAGGACATAAGTGTCTTAAAATCAATCGGAATGACCGAATCTAAAGATACTACCATTTCACCTATGATGTATTATAAGAAGGGTGGAAAAGGGTATTATGTGATGTTATATCCTGGCGCAAGACCTGGTACTGAAGTTACAATTGGTGGGTCATCAAAAAAAACAACACCAACACCGACTAATATTAGTTTGGATATTACAGAACCGTTCGTATTTGACAAAACAGAATTAAAACCTGAAGCTCAAGATAAGATTGATAAATTTATTTCTAATTTAAATGGTTACTTGAAAACATATCCTAAGTATGGTAAATTCTTATTACAAAACGTCCCATTAATTATCGGATATTCATCAAGAGATAAAGACCCTAACGATAGAATAATTGGTAAATTACCTGCATGTCAATCATCTAAAACTATTGGTGAGTATAATCAATGTTTATCACAACAAAGAGCAAATACAATCGCTAATATGATTAAAGAGAAAACGGGTATTGTTATGACCCCTATTGGTAAAGGTGAAACGACTGAGTTCGGGCCAGGATGGACAAAAGAAAAATCAACTACTACTGACCAAACACAACCTAATAGAAGGTTTGTAATTAAAATTAAAGATTATACAGAATAAAAAAAAAAGAGGTCATTAGACCTCTTTTTTATTTAGAACACTTTGATGTTGATAATTTTCTTATCAGTGTAGTCATCAAAGCAGTAGATTAAAACATACTTACCTAACTTAGGATGAGTATTAGTATGTGGAATACTATCTAATGTGACAACCCCTGTTTTCTTATCTTGGATATATACGTATGAATCGTATGTGAATTCATTATGTAACGTTTGATTAAGTTTGAAGTCCTTGAAAAATCTAACTGAATCAAGATTAGTGATATCAATCTTGTATGTGTTAAGTAACAACTTAACGGATACGGAATCTTTAACCCATAAATCACTTAACTCATAGAAGTTCCCCGCCTTCTTAATAGAGGATTCAACCTGAGCGAAACCAACACATGTGGTTAAGACTAAAACGATGAGTGTGATTAATTTTTTCATATTACAAAGTTAAGCAATTTTTTCTAATATTGATGATAAAGAATGAACTATTTGTGATTTTATTTCATCTTCGTACCCTTGTCTCATAATCTCTGTTTTGTTATCATACAAAACATTTAATTTTTCCCAATCTCTCTGAGACAAAACTATATCATAATGGTATACGTGATTGGTAATACTAATTTTTCTATCGTCCATAAGGATAAATAAACCTAACGTAACATTCTTGATATATTTCTTACCTGATAGTGGAGCAATTAAAAATTTAGAATCAGGATGATTAATAAGTCTACGACAAATTGCGGTACAAATCTTTTCATTTTCCGATAGTCGACTTTTTTCTGTGAAAAATCGATACTTGTGCCAAAGAGTAAATTTAGTGTACCATCTCTTTAGAACCCTCTTTAAATATATTTTCATTTTTTTGTTGTATGTTGATTACATTATCTTAAGTACAAAGATAGTAAAAATATTGACAAAAAAAAATAACCTTAAAATAATTAAGGTTATTTCTTGTATTTTTTATTATTAGTCTTACTAATTACCCGTTTAATCCGTTACCACCAATAAGAACCGCGTTCATTTGAACAACTTCTCTACCAGCACTATTTGTATAGGTTGGATGTGGAGGAATTATTGTAATTACCGAATTGTCGCATATTTCCTGGCATATGGTGGTTTCAGTGTTAGACGATAATGGTGGTAGATTTTTACAATCTTCACAATCTAAAAATGGCCCTGAACTGTAATGATAATTTGTTTCACCCGTTAGTGATAACTCATCAAAAGTAGCACAAAATGGTGTTTCAGAACCAAATTGTATTTCATAAGTAATACCTGTTGTAGGAGTACCATATTCACGACAAAAATTAGTTGCTTCAATATTAAACACTTCTAAGTCATTACATCCTATAAATTTAAAATTTAAAGACTCTGTAAGACCACTTAAACACGTACAACAATCGTCGTGTAATTGAACAAAGGATATATTTAGAGTTTCCGCGCTTTCTGTTACTGCCCCAACAGTACCACAAAATCGAGCCTCGCTAATATCGAACTCTACTGTGGCCCCCAAAGTTAACGTTGCTGCAGAAAGAATGTATACATCATTAGTTAAACATTCATTTATAATATAATTTGCCATATCTTTTGTGTTATTTTTTTTTTAATTTTTATAGGTTATAATGTAAAATTTAATAATTTTATATTATTTAACATTTTGTTTTTATTATAAATATCTTATTAATCTAAATACTTCATATTAACGATTTGAAATTTAACTTGTCGTTTGTATGTATTTATCTCTCCACTACTATCCACCTTAATATCTATATAATACTCGTTAGGTATTTTATCCCTAGTGTCAAACATAAAATAATATTCGTTTGGCGTCCTGTTGATTTTGGTCCAACCTTGAACCTCAACCTCAGTCTGGCCTTCTCTAACATATACTCTGTAGTGAGCGTCAACATTTTGTAAAAGTTTTTGAGTTGTGTAAGCTTGTTTAATGACAACACCAACTTTTCTAATATCAGTATTGTATATTTTTTCATCTTGTTTAATACCATAAAAGTCAAACCCATATAATTTAGGGTCGACTGAATTAGTACCAATCTGAATTGAATTTTTTAATGGTTGTATTGTAAACTCATTAAACGATTGGGGTAATGGGAAACCATTGTAATTTAAGTTGTACCATTTATCAGTAAACATACATGGTGTTTTATAACCAATTATTGGTGGTATAACAATTTCATAAACACCTTTAGTTCTTTGACAAGCGGTTAACCCTGTTAATCCAGGAATGTCATTTCCCGATGAATCCATAATAGTAACACTTGGATTATTGTCTAAATTGATTGGGTTACCGTTATCAAACAAGTACAAATAAAGTTTGTTTGTTCTACCTAAAGAAAATAAGTTTCTATCATCTTCAATAAGGTCATTATAGTTTGTTTCTAAAAATGGTTCGTAAAATGTTTGAGTATGTCTTGTAAAAAATTGAGTTTCATAGGTATCAGTAAGACCTGATAAGTTTTCGACCTGAGGTTTGTAAGCAATTCCCCATCCTGTGACATTAGTTAATGAACCATCAATAATTGAATTAATTTCACTAGTCATGTCAAAACTAACGTTCTCATTACCAAATTCAAAATGTTGTGTGTCAACGATAGTTAATGAGCTAAAAGGAACAACCCCACTGTTTAAGTTATTGTAGACACCAGGCTCAGTCCAAACACCAATTGTCGTTGTTTGAAACCAATTCGAGGGTCTATCAGAAAAAGATTTGTCCGTATCACTATATTCATAAACTAAATCAGCAAAATCATAACCAACACCTTCATCCCAAATCTGTGGGTTTAGTGGGTTGTTATTAATGTATGGGATTCTGAATAAAATTAAATCAAATGACGTGGCTCTTTTTCTACCTTGAGATGTTGAGGTGTTTAATAACTCAATATCAAAGGTTGAGGTATTCACCATTCTTAAAGTGTGAACAATTGTGTCGTTACAAGTTGTAGAAATTGTACCGTCATTTATCTTCTGAAATAGTAATGAAAGGTCTAAATCGAATATGAATCTACTATACCCACTAGGATATTGAGACACTGCGGTAGAACCATAAAACAATTCCGTAACTGGGTTTCTACCAGTATTGGTGAAACTGTTGGATATGATAGTATTGTTCTTACTAAAGTAGGAGTTATTAATTGACATTTAAGTGTTTTACTTATAAATATCAATTAATTCGGATATTTTGATTTAGGATGGTATTTTCTGCGTCAGCAAGAATTGCATTAATTTCTGCGGAGGTTTGTCCGTTACCTGCGGCAACAGGAATAGGTGGTGCCGTAGCCACAGGATGTACGTGACCAGTAACAAATGAAAATATTTTTCTAAGTAGTTTCATTAACTCATCACCTCTTGTTGTTGGGTATGTCTTATTAAAAATACTACTTTCGTCACCAATAAATTTATCTTGTGGTATACCATATAAAGTTTGACTTAAACTAATCTTACCTTTAGGTCCTGTAGAGTCTTGAGATAGTAAATAAATTTTTTGAGCTCCTAAGACACCATAAGTGACATCTGAAGGTACAAACTCGGATGGAGTAACTGTTTCAGTTTTAATATCCCCTTGAGGTCCAATAAGTGCAGTTCCATTTTTGTTTTCCCAAACTAAAAACCACCCACTATTAACTAACCCCATATTTAATTTAATTTTACTATAAAAATTAACATAATTAGTTAGTTCCGCAACATCATTTACAACTTGTGATGGTGAGAATTTAACACCTTTTTCATAAGTTAATTTTGATGGGGTAACAACAAATGGAAATATTTGGTCTTGAGGTATATTACGTAATTGGTTGTTAACAACATAATTAGGTAAATCAATAAATTTTTTAAAAACTCCATCACTAAATTTATTAATTAAAGTTAATGATTCGTTAAAACTTTTGGCGGTAAATTTTACTTCCTCAATAGGGCCACTATAATCGGTACCAACACTTAAGTTAAGGATAGTGTCGGACTTAAAATTTTTACTGTTAACTTTCTGACTTGGTATTACATTGTATAATCCAACAGACCCATTAAAAACATTTTGAGTGTTTTCTAAATTTTCAATATCCCAGATTATTATTTTTTTAACTACCTTTACATTTTCAACTAATCTAGCTTGACTTTCTTGGGGTAATAAAACTTTTTGTTGGGTAAAATTTGAAAGTTGTAAGAATGACCTCATCGCATTTCCAACAGGTAATTGTGTTGTACTTAATACTTTTGTTTTACCCGCTCTAATTAAAACCTCATTTTCTTTAACAACTACATCGGCGGAACCACGTCCTAACAATGCGTTATCACCAGGTTCGGGAAATACACCATAACTATCTTTGTTACGATATTGCCCATCACTATTTTTAATCGAAATACCTTGTTTAATTCTATCTCCCGCAGCTAAAAATTTCTTAGCGCCTTGATAATACTCAAAAGGTGTTGTCATTGGTGACGAAAACGGTCCTTGAATATAAAATTGACTTTGGAAATTAAATTTTTTATTTTGATATATAATATGTACGTACTCGTCTTTTTTCGGTACTTGGCTAAAATAAAAAGGTAGTAATGGTAAAAAAATTAACGGGTCTTTAGAAGTCCATTTATCTATTTCCTCATTCCAATCAGGAACTGAAGCTAAAATATCACTATATGTTTGTGTTTCAGGTATTACTCTAAGTCTACCTAACATCATCGGGTCTTGGTTATCGTAAACGATACCAGGAAATATAATTTGATACTTATTAGATTGGTCTATTTTCATTATTTAATAGTTCTGTTTTGATATTCTTTAAGAATAGTATTGTAAGTTAATTCTAATTTATCTAAATGTTCGGTCATTTTAATGACCGCATCTTTGGTAAATTTAAAATCTTCCTGAATAAAATCCATAACAAAAGTCAAATCTTTATTTGAGTGTGATTTGTAGTCTTTTATTATTTTTACGGCTTTTTCCGATTGTTCTTTTTTTGTCATAATTACATTTTTTTACCGAAAGCACTCGAAGGAACTGTCAGACCTGCTGGTGTCATTGTTAATGGTGGTATTGCAATTTGTACCTTACCATTTTCAGCCTCTTCCGATGACATAGATTTCATTTGCCCTAACATTTTTAGAACATCTAAATTAGGACTTCCATCTGGCATTGTACCTGTTGGGATACCAAGTTTTTGCATTTCCTCAATAGCTCCAATAAACGCACGAGATTCAGAATATCCATCCATAAATTGAGATGCAAATAATAGAGGTAATGGTATTTCACCACCCCATCCAGAAGTCGCAATCTTTAACAATGATAGAATTTCATCAATAACACTCTTACATTTACGCCAATCCGATATAAACTGAGCCACAACAATTATAAGTTGGATTAACTTTAAAATCATAATAATTCTTTTATCCATTTTTTCTCTAGCAACATCTTGAATTACTGATTGGATTAAATTTAAAATATCTTTTTTAATTATTTCAAAAAGTTCCTTAACAAATAAAGCTCCTATTTTTGACATTAAGTTTATAAAAAACTTTTTAAATGTTTTCATGAAAGCGACGAATGAGTTAACACCATCAACAAATGTTTGACCTAATGATTTTAACATTACAAATATTGGTAATAATACTTTTGGAGATAGTAACGACGCGGCAATTCCTTGAACGATTAATTTAAGGAAGTTTAAATCTACCGTGGCTTTAATATTCCCCTCAATAGCAAAACCTTGCCATTCAGGATTGTTAATTAATGTTTGAGTTAATGCGTCAGCAGCATCGACTAAATCCTTATCCTCAATAAAATTTAATGTACCTAAATCATTTAGAATGTCATCATAATTAACGGGTAATTTAACATTACCACAATCCTCAAATTCAATCACACCATTTTTAATGTTAGTTACTCTTTGGTCAATATTACGTAAATCAATATCTGTGAATTCAAAAAACGACTCATCAATATCATCGAGTTCGGCTAATTTTGCAATACCACTAACATCGATTTCTTTTTTATTATCAAAACATAAACCTAAAACCCTTTGGATGATTAACATAAGTTTATTAGTGTCTTCGGCTTGAGCTACTCCAACATTTGCACTAATAGATATGGCTCCACTTAATGACTCCATAATATTTGCCATAATATTTGTGAACTCAACAACTTTAGTTGTTCTATAATAATCGGCTAAAAAAGTACCAACTTTATTAATATTGTTTGCTCTATTAGGTAGAGTTACCTTAAACCACGGACCAGTTTCTCCTAAGTTATTTGTGTCAACGTATTGAATATCAAATAACGCTTGTCCTGATTGACCAATATATTGTTGACCGTTGTCAGTTGAGTAAGGTTGACCACTTTGAATTCTTTGATACAACTCTTTGTTCATTGAGAATGGATAAAGTTGTACGTTAACAGGATTTCTTTCGTATAAGACTTTACCTTCTTTACTTGACGGGTCTTTTTTTAATAGGTTAATCAAGTCTATTGAACTTACTTTAACATACACCACCTGAGCCGCATATGTTTGTTGTTGGTCACAACCAACCGCATTTATTGCTTCTTCCATAAGAAGCTCAATAATTTTAGGTTCAATATTCTTAATAACCCTAATTAATGTTTTTTTAACGTAACTAATTGAACTACCTCCCTTACCACCAGTAAGATTATTAATATCTAGTAATTGTTCAAATTGATTTTTGATTTCCCTTTGAAATCTTTTAGTCTGTTCTTTGACTTTATCTATAGACTCAGTAACGTTTTGTTTGGCAGTATCAAAAGACTCTCCAGCTTTTTTAGAAGTGTCATCATATTGAGTTTTTAAATCCTTATATGTGGTGGTCGCCGCAATCTTTTTTTGTGCGTCTTTATAATCAAGACCTAAATCTAATGATGCCATTTTAGTTAGTTTTTCATTTTGTAAGACCCGTCAGGTTTAGACGCGTCTTTTAGTATTAAATTTTCTAATAAATCATCATCCACACCTAAATCAGTAATTGAGAAACTACCACTTCCTGCGGTATTAGATTTTTCCCACATAGTAGATTGCAGTTTAGATAATGTTAATTTCTTTTCAACACAATCGTTAATGATTTTTTGTTGCTTTTCAATAACAGGACCTATTAGAGTCATATCTTCAGGTTCTTTCATCATTGTCAACATTTTATTTTGTATTCTAATCGCAGTGTTTCTTTGTTCAACAAGTTCATTATAGATTTCTTGCATCAAAGATAACATCGACTCTTTAGTTAAATTAATTTCTTTTTTTTGTGGTCTTCCCATTACAATAAATATTAACTATAAAATTTTATTTAACCATATTCTCCACTAAAGTATAATACATTGTTTTGTATTTCTTCATTGACCCCCTAATTTCTTTGGTTGACAAATTAGTCATTTCCCTTAATGAGAGTAGTATAATATTTTTATTAAATTTATTATTATCGTTACCGATAAAAATAGATTCATAATTCTCAAAAAGGTCATGTAACGCATGACCTAGTTTGATTTCGTTTTCCGATAAACTCTCATTTTCTAGCAAATTATCTAACTCAAGTAAAAAGTTTTTAATTACTTTTTCTGAATCAATACCTTCTTTTTCTATACTGTAAGAAAAGTTAGGGTTATTTTCTATACTCGTTGAGATATCTTCATATGATATTTTTCGGTTAGTTTCTTTTTGGTCCTTAATAATTTGACCCATAAGATAATTCTTACAGATTGTACCAAAATATGAATAAGCTTTTTTCTCTCTAGAGGGTTTAAACTTTTCAATTTTTGTCATTAAGAATGAGTGAGTGTCTACATGTATCTCCGTAAAGTCCATGTCTTTTCTATATAATTTGTATCTTCGAATTATCGAAGATATCATCTTATCTAAAGGTTTTTTTAAAAAATCATTATAAATTTTATTTCGTTCTTCGTAGGAGGTTGATTCTAAAAATCTAACAACGGCCTGCTCTTCGGGAACATCAAAATAATTTAATTGTGTTGGTTTTCTACCTTTCTTTTTTAACTCAACATTGGTGTTTCCTGTTAAATTAATAATTTCTGTCATTAAACTGTTTGGGGTTCATACTTTATGGCCCTGTCGTTAATAAAAAAGTATTCTTTTTTGGCCGAGTCAATCCAAAATCTTACTTCACCTTCCGTTAATCTATCGTCACCATTTTTATAATTCCAAAAAATAGACCCGTCTCTCAAGTTAACATGTTTATACCCAATCTTAGGTATTGACATAATCTTAACTGAGTTATGTGTCATTCTTAAGAAAAATTCATATCCAAATGTTAATTTGAATGATGGTTTAATTAAACCAAAATCAATAAAAGATGATGTTTTAATAACCATACCTGAAGTTTGAAAATTCTGATATTCTAATAAAGTTTCATGAGTTAAAATACCCATTTCTGGTGTGAAGTTTGCTGCGAATGTTGCCTCATTTGTAAATCCTGCAAATTTACCTGTTTGGTCTGTATCAACAACGATAGGTAAGAATGCGTCAACATCAGGATATGAGTTAGCGTAGACCTCAACGTTTTTAAACCAAATACTTGAATACTCATCGTCAAACTCAAATAGAGAAACCCATTTAGATTTTGCCGACCTCACACCATGATTTATTTGTGATGCGTAGTTAGCGTCTTTTGTCCACGCAACTTTAACTACATTTAAAGTACCAAAATCAAATTGATTTAAGTAATCTACAATATGTGTTTCGTTAGTGTGAACTATAATTAATTCATTGATACCAACTTTTTGATTTTTTAATGACTCAATACATTTTTCAAAATATTCAGTAAATCCGTTTGCTTTTCCTGACTTAATTGGTAAAATAACCGATACGTCAAATTTTTGTGTGTTTTCCATATTACTCTTCGATAGTTTCTAGTTTAGTTAATTGTTCTTGAAATGAGGCAAATCTTGTGTTAATATAATCAGTAAATAATTTTACCGAAACCTCATTGAATTCTTTTTTTGTTGGTAAATTCTCAACTGTTTTAATCATTTCCTCATATAAATTAGGGTTAACATTGTCCTCCAACCAATTTTGTAAGAAGTCAGCAACAAAATCAACCATTTGATTTTTATTGTTAATCCATATACCATTATCCTCTGACATCCAAGATGGTAGTAAGTTTGGTGTTAAACCTAAAACAGGTACCCCGCAAGTCATTGATTCTAATGGGAATGTACCATAAGCACTTGTTTCATCAATCCATACAGATAAGAAACTTTCTTTTAATGATTTAGAAAATTCTTCTTCGGATAAACCTCTCATATCTCTAAAAGTGACCCATCTATATTGAGGGAATTTTATGTAGAAAGATTTAATTAAATTAACCGAATCTCTTTGGTCTCTTGAATGGACTGCAACAATTGGTTTTGGTGGTAATGTTTGTTTGGTGAATGATTCCGAAATGAATGGTTTTAAAACATCATAAGAAATACCTTTCATTAAGTTTTCTAAAAACTCCATTTGGGTTTCTGATGTAGTAATACATTTGTAAAACCCTAATTGTGACCAAGATTGACCTGGTTGTAATGTTTCCAATACGTGGTCATAAGCTTGACATAACACAATTTTACCACAAGGTAATTTAGCGATTTGACTCATTACAAATCCGTATAATTCAGGGATAACAATAAAATCTTCAGGTGAAACCTCTAAGTTTTGACCTTCGATAGATTTATGAGGTAATGATGTCATGTATGATTCACCTAACCATCCTGATACTCCTGTATAATCAGGTTTCTCATGTAAAATGATTGGGTTATATCCTTCGTTTAATAATGCCATTCCTAAATTATAAATGTAGGCGATTGATGCTTTGGCATTACCCTTAGTATCCTGAACTAAAAGATAGATTCTTGATTTCTTATCTTTCATGTTTTGAACTGACTGTTCTAATTTTGAAATTTGTTCTTTATTCATTGTATTAGTATTTATTTAGTAATTTTTTATTTAAAAGTGTGTTAAAGGCTAATTTAAATGGAATTGTAATCTCTGACCCTTTACCTGCTAAAGTTTCGTCGACTTCATCTCCATCATCCATAATAACATCTAACATGAGTTTAATCGTTTCGTATTTTACGATATTAATTTGTGTACTATCGGTTTCACCCGAAGAAGATGACGGCTCTTGTTTTATTTGGATATATTCGTCAATCTTATCTAAATCCAAATAGTAATGTTCTCCTAATATTTTTAACATTATAAAATAATTTTTAATTTATCTTCCAATTCTTTGATTGTGTTTATTGTGTATTCCGATTCAACATTATTGTTATAAATTGTTTCATATTTAATTAATGTTTTATCTGATGGATGGTCTAATAATAGTGCGGGATTTGCGGTAAGTAAAACATCAATTTCATCCCACATAGAGTTAATTGTTAAATTACTATAGAATTTTACCTTTTCAAATTCGCATCCAAATTTAGATAAGAAAAATAATGAAGCGGGTTTTGATTTATTAATTTCGTCAGAAATAATAATTAAATCATGTTCATTTCTTAATTTTAAGTAGATTTCATTTAAATCGTTAAATGTTGAGTATTCTGCTGATTGAGCATGTCCAAAAATTTCCATAGGAAATTCTTCATACAAGAATGAGTATAACTCCTCATCATTTTCAAAACTAAAATGTTTTTTTAAATCAAGACTATCAACAGGTGTTGTTATCTCGTAATTGAAGGTGTTTTCTTCCTCAATACCGTCAGTCTTATCAATCATGAATTTTTGATAAGTTTGTTCTATTTTGTCTAAAGTGTTTCGTAGAACACCATTAATTTCTATACCTATTCTCATATACGTAAAAAAATATGTAAAAAACCCAATAAGTAAATTAAATTGAATTTATACTTATTGGGTTCGTAATTATTTTAGTTTTCGTATCTTTTTAGGATTTTACTAATTAATGGGTTTCTAACCACATCTTCAGGTTTGAATTCGAATGTTCCAATATCATCCATATTTTGAAACTTTTGTAGTGCGTCCCACAACCCTGTCTGAGTTTTATCTTTATGTCGGTCAAATTGTTCTAAGTCACCTGAAAGGAAGAATTTAGAATTAAACCCAATCCTTGTTAATAATAATTTCATTTGACTTGGTGTTGAGTTCTGAGCCTCCTCGAATAGTAGAATTGAATTGTCGATGTTCATACCTCTCATGTAGGCCAATGCAAAAACTTCGATAGCTTCAATCTCTTTTAATTTTTCTCTCGCTTCTTTACCAATAATCTTATTTAATAAATAATACGATGGGAAAATGTAAGGGTCTAATTTCTCTTCAACATTACCAGGGAGTGAACCTAATTTTTCTTCGGCCTCAACTGCGGGTCTTACAATAATGATTTTTTCATAAGGTGTTGTAGGGTCTGCGAGTAAATCTACCGCCGCTTTCATCGCTATGTAACTTTTACCAACACCTGCAGGTCCTGAACAAATGGTAATTTGACTATTAGTTAAAATGTCATAATACTTTCTTTGACTTTCCGAAAGAAACTTCTCTTTAGATTTTTTCTTTATGATTTGTGATATTAATTCTTTTTTTGTTAGTCTTGGTTTGTACTCATCAACTGGTTTTGGTGGTACTGTACTTCTTTTTTTTCTTTCTGTCATGTTAAAAACTTAAATGTTAATTGTTTTTTAAAATATACTTTAGTTACTGTTTATGTAAATCAATTTCTTTCAAATCCTTCTTCATCATGGTGACAGGTTATTGAGTTAATTAAATAACTTTTTAAGTTATTTTTTAATATATGTTCTCTACATCTATTCCATAATTCACCATCAGAGGGTAACCCAACAACCCCTGTTTCATCAAATAAATCACGATATTTAAATGGTATTGTATTAAAATTCATACATACTGAAGAATGGATTAATGTCGCATAACTTGGTAGAAAATTAATATAATGATTTTCGATACCAATTATTTTTGGCATAGTTTTTTCTGGTGACAAGTAAGTTGACTTAGTACAAACCCAATCGGCGTTTGTATTTAATAGACATTTATTAATTACTTCTAAATGATTTGGTTCCCATACGTCGTCATGGTCCAAATGACAAATATAATAGTTTCCATCGTCTAATGATTTATCAATTCCGTAGTTAACCGCGTTAACACCACCGTAAGACCAAAGAGCATACCCTTTACCATAACGGTCCCTTTCTTTAGCAAACGGGAGGTTTTCAAAATAGAGTTTATCTTTATCGTAACTTTTACATATGTTAATAAACTCTTCATTATCTTCGTACTTGTCTCCAATAACGTAAACTTTAAAATCTTCATGAGTTTGATTAAAAACACAATCTAACGCTCTTTTTAAGTAAAAAGGTGTTGAGTTATCTGTTCTTTGGTATGTTGATATTATAATTGATAGTTTCATGATTATTTAGTTTTTACTTTATTTTTTTAAAACTATCGCATTACCATCAATAATTTCTACATCGTCTCTTATTATTTTTGTTTTTAAAAAATACTTATTATTTTCTTTTTTGTCTAACTCAATCACAATTTCAATCTCATCATTAATGTAACAAGGGTTTTTAAAATTTAAATCTTGTTTTAAATATATTGAACCTTCACCAGGGTAATAGGTTGCAATTATCTTAGAAAAAAAGGAAGATAATAACATTCCATGTGCAATTCTTTTTCCAAATATACTATTTTTGGAATACTCATCATCTAAGTGGATTGGATTTTTATCTCCAGACAGTTCGGAAAAATCCCTCACCATTTTATCTGTTATAGTTATTTTTTCAGAAACTCGCATTCTAAACTGTATAAATTATTTTCTCTATTTTTTATGACCTTAGATGGTATACCAACAACAATTTTAGACTTTTCAACATCTTTAGTCACTAATGATAACGAACCAACAGAACTATGGTCATCAATATTAACATTTGGTAATATCACACTCCCCGCACCAACAATAACGTGTTTACCTAACCTAACATCACCTGATATAACATTAGTGTATTCTTTACTTACTGTTGGATTTGTTAAAAAATTACCACTATAATCATCAGTTGAACTGTATATTGATACTCTTGATGATAATCCTGAAAAATCGTCAAGTGTTATTTTACCGTTCCCGATTAAACTACAAAAAACGGCAATGTGAACATAGTTACCTATTTTAATTCCACCTTCACCAGCGCTAATCACACAAAAATCATCAATTCTAACATTGTTACCTATCGATATGTTCCGTGGATTGTAAATTGAACATTTGTTTGAAATCAAAACATTTTCCCCAATTGATTTAAATCCAATTAATTTTAATTCTTCTTTAGTATAAAACATAGTTATTTTAATTAATTTTTATAGACAGTAAAGAAAGATTATTACTCACTTTCCTTCCAAACTCACCTGTACCTATTCTCGATTTTTTTATTTTATTTTTTTAATTATTTTACGGTAATTTGAATGTAATTCGGTAATATAGTCAGAAAAGGTTAACATAAAATAGTCTACAGATTCTTTCGGTCTTAAGTTTGTTGGCCGACTCATTTCCCATAAGTAATCGTCAAAAATAATAATACCATTATCATTTAATAATTCCCATGACATAATCGCATCCATCATAACATATGGTGCGGTATGATTACCGTCAATAAAAATTATATCGTACATTTTTCCTTCAGTAATTAAAAATGGTAAGACTTTATTTGAAAGACCTTCCCTAACGATTACCTTATTGGCGTTTGTACTTTCATTAATATTATGTAAAAACATTTCTTTAGTTTTTCTTTCACTTAATAACCATTCAGCGTTATCTTTAAAGTAAGAATTTAAACTATTATTATCTTGACTAAAATTAGTCCATGGGTCGACACAAGTTATCGTTGATTTGTCGTTTTGTAAAATATTATCTAAAAACCAAATAGTGGATTTACCCTCAAAACAACCTATCTCAAGGATATGAATTTCTTTTGTTGGGTCTAAATTATTTAATACGGATAACCCATCGTTGGTAAACCATTCTTCTGTAAATTTGTAATTTTTCATTGTTGATATATTTTAAAATTTGATAAATCTGGATAAGGTAATTCTAAATCCTCATTATGTTTTGGAGTCCCATCCATATTATAGAACTGATTCATTAATAAATAACCTCTCGCGGCTAATTCGGGCATCATATAAAAATTCCAACCTAACATATCAAAATGGTCGTCATGGTATGAACATTCTCTTCTCCCACTATATCTTGCTCGTTTGAACCAAAGATACGCATCATAGTCGTCTGTTAAAATTGCACCACCCTTAGACAGTTTAAAGTGTTTGTATGGTCCTGTGAATGAGATACACATATGAGTGTTAGGTATGTACATATTACTAGTAAACCTAAGTGCCGAATCCCAAACTTTTGTTGGGGACAACTGGTACGCACCTTTTATAGTTTTACCCTCAACAGGGGTAAATTTAACCTTACCTCCCGCATGAATAATCTCACATGGTACCGATGGGTATGTTCTGGATGGAATCTCAATTTCCATACCTTTAATATTCTCATACATTAGTGATAAGAATAATGCGTTACTTTGATTATCCACTGTTACAACGTACTTCGCACCTGTATATTCGGATAGTTTAGTTTCAAAATTTTCTGTTATTTGGTAAATTCCTTGTGCCATTAGTTTAATTTAAATATAAAAGGTTTAATATTGTTTTCGTTTTTAATCATAAAAGGATAAAAAGTGTTAATGTAATCTTGACGGTAATTATCATCATTATCTCCTCTGGTTTGACTCTCATAGTGATAAGCAACTAAATTACCGTCATAATAATTATTTAGACCTAATGAAAGACATTTGATGTTTAATTCCGCATCCTCTAAACAAGTTTGATAATTTTCGTTAAAATAACCACACTTTTCAAATATGGTTTTATTAATCATTAATAGAGCTGCAGTAGACCCCAATACTTTTTTTATTGATGGTGTATAAGTATAATATCCTTTTAATCCCGAATGTGTTAATTGTATTATATTGTTATGAATATAAATTACCATACCATCATGTTGTACGGTATTATCTAAATAATGTAGACGACAACCGACAGTACCAACTTTTGGAGTTGTTTTGAATATTTTTAACATACCATAAATAACGTTGTTTAATAATTTAATATCATTATTACAAAATAACAAATATTCGTGAGTGTTATTTAGATGGTTTTTAACCACATCATTATTAATTTTTGCAAAATTATAATAATCATATTCAATTAATTTAATATTATTATAATCAGAAATAAATGATTTAAGTTTTTCTTTATTTTCATCAGTTGACCCAGTGTCGGCGATAAAAATGTCAAATAAATTAGGGTTACAATGTTCGTAAAAAGATAGAATACATTCACTTATTAATTCGAACTTATCTTTTGTTGGTATAATTACCGAAACTTTACCAATATTTTTAGTTGGTTTTTCGTTTATTTTAGGAACGTAAATACTGTTTGGTTTTAAGTCTAATGGCAATTTAGACGAGAACTTCTCTAAAAATTTAGTTTTACTTTCAAAAAATTCCTCATTTGGTCGTCCAACTGATTGGTGGGTAATATCAAAAGAAAATGTAACCCCAATTTTTACCCCGTCTAAATAATTACTTAAACAGAATGGGTGGTCATAAAAATGAAACTTACCAATAGTCTCATTAAAATTATGTTTTATTTTTGTTTTATCGAATGAAATGAATAAACCATCAATAGTCACTACTGGTGTTAATTCATCTAATTTTGCGGAATACTTATTAACCCATTTTTTACGACCCTCAGGTTGGTGATATACATGACCAACCATTGTTTGAGCCATTCGTTCCCAATAGACTCCTGATTCAGGAAAATATGTTGACCCTGCCTTCCCAATGATTCCGTAATCAGGGTTATTTTCGAAATCTTTAAATAATTTCTTACCCCAATTATTTTCTAATTTGATGTCGTTATGACAACAAACCACAATATCATAAATTGATTGTGATATACCTTTGTTATATACCTCAGCCAAACTGTATTGATTATTGTTCTGAAACTCTAAAATCTGAACATGTTTTAATCCAACAGTTTGTAACAAATGTTGTTTAAATTTGTTATTATAAGTTTCGTCTTTATGGGTTGAATAAATTATTGTTATCATATTAAATTCCTGTTGAACCGAATCCGTTACTATTACGGTCTTTTTTTGTTACTTCATTTCTCTCATCCAAATAAACCCAACCACCATTAACTACGGGACATAAAACTGCTTGAGCAACTTTCATACCTTTAGTAATTGTAAAAGGTTCTTTATTTGTATTAAATATAATTACTTTTACTTCACCTGTATATCCATTATCTACCGTTCCTGGAGAGTTTAAACACATTAAACCTTGATTAATGGCTAACCCACTTTTAGACCTAACTTGAATTTCATATCCATCTTTAATGTCAAATGATAATCCTGTCGGAACTAAACCTCTACCAAGTCCCTCAATTGTAATATCTTCAACTGAGTATAAATCAAATCCAGAATCACTTGGGTAGTTATAACTTGGGGTTACGGCATCAAGATGTAGTTTATTAAAACCTAATTCTAACTGAGCTTTATAGTTTTTCATATCAACTTCTAATTGTTTAACATCAACACCAAACTCCTCAAGGATTTGATTATAATCAATATCATTGTTTTCTGACATTGATAGTATTGATTTTAGCTCTTCGGCTTTTTTCTTTAAAAAATCTAAATCTATTTCTTCTGACATTATTTAAGTTCTTTTAATTTTTTTATCACCTCAATTAATACGTTAACGTCTCGTTCACAGTATTCTGAGATTTCTTTTAATTTACCATGGTTCCAATATGAATTATGTACTTTATCTCCTGTGATTTCACCTTCTTTTGGTGATGGAATCTCCATTGAGGTACACATTAAATCTAATGAACCAATCGCCGTATAAGCACCATATTGCCAAATTTCTTTAGTGTCGATGGCTTTAATTTCCCATGGTTTTGTATCGTATGACGGTAAAATTGATGGTGGAAGTAATCCATTAATAATCATTCTTTTAGCCATCATTGGAATATCAAAATTCTTTAGATTATGCCCACACAGAAAGAAATCCAATCTTCCACAACGGTCCAATAATTTCTGACAATCACGTAATAATTGTTCCTCATCATCACCAGAAAACGTTTGTTTTTTAACTTCACCATTATCCATAACAAAGGCAACACTAACACATACAATCTTTGCAAATTCGGGTACCAGCGCGGTTCTTGTTGAGAATATAATATTTTTTCTTTCATCTTCGTTTTCCCCTTTAATTGCGTCTTCAGGGAATCGTTTTAAAAACCAATCGAAATACTTATCGAATTGATGTGCAATTTCAGGACGTTTTTCAACACAAGTATCGAAGTCTTTTTCAATCCCAACTGTTTCTATATCAAGAAACAAAATTTTAGTAATAGGTATTTTAATCATTTGTCTCTAAATTTTTTAAAATTTCAGGGTTTTGTTTCAATGTTTGTATTGTGATTAAATCTTTGATTTTAGTTGTTGACCAATTGTGAGACCTTGTGGTGTAAACTACCTCAATTGGTAGATGGTCTCCAGTAAACCTCTTACCAATATAATCGTCACCTAAAATTCTAACATCAGGTTTATAAAACTCAATAAGTTTTATTAAATCCTCTTCAGTTTGATATGTCACAACTTCATCAACATACTTTATTGACATTAAAGTTTTATATCTTTCATATAATGGAACGACTGGTTTATACTTTGTAAATCTTGTCTCAGACGGGTCTCTTTGTAAAAAGACCATAAAGTAATCACACTTTTCTTTTGCCGCTTCAAAAGTGTAAATATAACCTGGGTGTAATAAATCAAAATTACCTGCGGTGAACCCAACTTTACCTTTTTTATTATACATATTATTTAATTAATGATTTATAAAATTCTGCTCTATTTTTTGTTACGGTATTTAAATCGTATTTGTCTTTAACCGTTTCATATAATCTTTCTCCCATATCTGTAATCAAATTAGGGTTTTGAACTAACTTTTTGATGTGTTTCGACCAATCACTATGATTTCTTTGCTCACCGACTAATAAAGCATTACCATCAACAAAGTTACCATTCTTCATACAATGTTTCAAGTCGATTGTATATGGACCTATTTCAGACGCGATTAACGCTTTCTTATAAAATCCTGCTTCAATAACTTTTAACTGAGATTTCATTCTATTAAAGACGTGATTTTTGATTGGAGCTAATGAAATATCAAATTTAGAATAATTCATTGCATATGTGGTAACAGGTTTTGTCCAAACTCTAAGATAAGGTAATTCTTTATTTGAAACATAATCTTGTTCTTTATATTCCATTAAGAATTTTTTATAATCCTCATCAACTAAATTATAATTGTTTGTAAAAATCTCTTCATATTTTGCCCACACAGTTTCGTGAGGTAAAATGTCTCTACGTTTTTGTTCCCCCGTTTGTGGATTAATCTCAGTAACAGTACCACGAGTATCAAACCCACAAATAACATATTGAATTTTGTCATTAATGTCCTTACCATTTCTTTGAGTGAACCCTTGTAGTAACATTAAATCATGTAAGTGAGATGAGCCACCTAACCACCCAACTCTAATTCTATCTGATTCAACGGTTGGTTGATTGAATTGAGGTTCTTTTGGGTTAATTGCATTGGGGAATACAACAACATTTTTATTAAACCTTCTAATTTCATTTGCAAAAATATCTGTTGTTGTTGTAACATAATCAGCTTCTTTTAAGTTTGCAACAATTTTTTCGTTAATTTTTTGTTGAACAATTATTTGATGAATAGGATGTTCTTTTGTTGGTAACCAATAATCATCAATGTCAACAATAACGATAATTCCTAGTGATTTTAACTTTCTAATGATTAGTGGAGTATTGTCGTAATTACTACCAATATTTCTATGTACGTGAACGATTTGATATTTTTTCCAATAATTTGGGTCATTGATTTTTGGTTCGTAGTCAATGTCTAAATGGAAGTCGTCAGGATATAAATTTTGTAAATGTACGTGAGGGTCGATAGAACGAAATTTCCCAACACCACTTTTATCACTTGGTAGTACTAAAACATTAATTTTTTCTTTCATAATATAAAATTGTCTTAGAAAATATAATAAGAAAATAATAGAATATCAACCTTATAAAATAAAAAACCCCCACATAGTTATGAGGGGGGTTTTCTTTAGAGTAAACTTGTTTTTAAGATATTTTTTTTATCTTAGTAACCTTACCTTCAAATATATGCTTACCTACCTTAAAAGAAAATACTTCATTTGATTTTTGGGTTGATTCGGCGATTAATCCATTTTCTAATAAAACCTCTTCAACAACTTCTCTTAACAATTCTTTTAAACTTGACAAATCTTGAGTCGGTATTGATTGTTCGGTAACTCTTTTTGGTTGAGGTCCTCTTGGAGTTCCTTTAGCGTCAACATTCATCAATCTTGCGGCTTTATCAATCAAATCATTAGATAATGAAGGTCCTGCCATTGAGTTTGGTTGATTGATTGGATGTTCTATCATTAACCTTTTAATCTCATCAGGTAATTTAGATGACATAACCCTATCTTTGGTTATTGGTTGTTGTGTTGAAGGAACTGATTGAGTTACAGATTCCTGCATAAATTCTTGTGGTAAGTTATACTTGGCTTGTGGGGCTTCGTAATCCTGAACCATTGGACTTGTCATATTTAAATTATTACCCGCTCTTGGGGTATTATTATGTTTATCCATAATAGCCTTAGATACCATTAATTTTTGTATTAAGTCGTTTTCGTTTGTCATATCTTAATTATTGTATTGGTTCCGTTGGTTCCGTTGGTTCCGTTGGTTCCGTTGGTTGTTGATTAAACACTGCGTTAATAATAACTCTATTCATACTTTTGTCCCCTGATGGATTATATCCTGGTTTAGATGAATCAAAATTTTCTCCCGTTGGTTTAAATGATAATATTTTATCAACTCTGAATAATCTCCACCCAGGTAAAGGTTGTTCGCCTTTATACGCGGTATGAGAAGACCCTTCATTATCCCAAGCTCTTAAAACAGGATTATCTGACTTACTATACCCAAGACAAACAGGTTCGATTTCTCTTAACCCTCTACCACCTGGCTCATCACCATCATAGTAAATTACTATCTTATTTCTTTTTTTTATAGCATCAACGATTGAGTCAATCGACGCTACTTCTAAAATAAGAGATTTAACTGTGTTGTAAAGTTTCATTATGCACTTGGTGTAGTATACGGTGAGTTGGGTTTAAATTCATTAATAACTACCTCGGCCTTTCTCTCTAAAATGTCTTGGATTGCTCCCGCACCTTGATTATAAACATCTAAAAATCCTCCAGTACCTTTACCTTGAGCATCTCCATCGGCAATAGCGTCAGGATTAACCGCAGAATATTGGTTTGTTGGTTTATAATCATTCTTTGGGAATAATTTTGCTCTCTCCATCTCAGCAATTGATGATAAATCATTTTTAGGTTGCTCGAAACTAATTGGTTCTGTTGTTGGCATATTATATTATTTTTTTAATTAAATCGTTTATTCTAGTTAAATTTTCCATGATAGCAGTGTCATATTTATCAACGGTTGATTTGTGACTTTTACTAGGTCTATTAATCGTTGTCATGTCATTCTTCTCATGTGGCTGAATAAATTGATTAGGTAAAACCTCAGATTTATTCTTTTTAGTATTGTGTACATTATCTCTCATTGAAGTTAAGGTGTTGTGAACCCAATTTTTAACATAATGACCCCCATTTAAAATATAAGATAAATCATTTTCGTCACCCTCAAACTTATCAAACCAATTTTTCATTCGTTTTAATTGTTGATATGTAACTTCACGACTATCTCTTAGTTCTTTGTTTCTCTTATAACCCTCAACACTTTCGTCAGCACCTCCCGCGGCATCATGACACTGTTGTAAATAACTTACAACCTCCTCAGGTAGAGAAAATTTATTTCCATATAAATCTTTATTCATTTGATTTTAATATGTTAATTAATTTAGAAATACTGATACCTTCTTTATCTGCTAATTTTTTAATTGATTGTAAATTTTTAACTAATATCTTACTAACGCTTTCATCACGTTTTACAACGTCTGAACTATCTTTAGATTTCTTAGTTAAGATGTCCTCAACCATTTTAATCATTTTTTCTTTTTGTTGTTCTTCAATACTATCTTTTTCAGAAAGTCTTTGTTTTAATTTACCACCAACTTTCTTAGCTTTGGGTAATTTACCAAATTCTTTTGCTCTTTGTACGGGATTCTCAACACCCATCTTTTTTAATATATTTATAGTTTCTTTAAAATCTTTTCCTTCAGTCTCAACATATCCAAAGGCTTCTGAATAGTCAACTTCTGACACAATATTTTCTTTTTCTTCTTCACTCTCACCATAATAAACACGGTAACCTCTTGTTACAGGGTCATTTGTTGTTCTAGCCATAACAACAGTTTGGTCCATTGTTTTTCTTGGGGAAAGGGTTAAATTTATCAAAGGAATTCTTGAACTTAACATAGTTCCGTCAGAATCAACTAACTCACCAATCTCACCCGAAGATTTTTTTACACCTTTTAATTTATCCTCAATATCAATTGTTGTTTGTTTTTCTTTTGATTTTAAAATATTATTTACAACATCTTTAACTTTTTTCGAATCTTTTTTATCGAAGTCCATTTTTTTGTCTTTTTTTCTAGATTCGGTTAAAGTGTCAGCAATAGAATAGTATAAGGAGATTTGGTCTCCTCTATCTTTTAAAAAGAAGTAATAATTATTACTGTAGTATTCTTTGTTAAAATTTATCATAACACATTTTCCAATAAATACTTCGATTTAGAGTATTTATCATAAAAAAGATGGCAAGTCAAAATATAAATCAATACGTCCGCTCAAATTGGTCTCTAAAACTTAATTTAGATTCCAATGATATGTCTTTGACCTCAGATGAACAAGACTACAATCAAGAGGTTGTTTTCTCCCCATATTTGATTGCACAAACATACGGAAACCGACTTCCTGTTTATTTTGACATTAACAATCCTTTAAGTGTTCAAAACCAAACACTTTCATATAAACAATACAATAATAATAATATTTTTGTATCTCAAAATTATTACAATCCAAATAATGATGATTTGACTTGTTACTCATCATCAACATCATGTGATATTGGGTTAACAGGTGTTGACAACGGATTAGTCAACCAAATGACGGGTGAAACGATAACATTCACTAAAGGTTTATATTCTGATTATTTAAAATTCAATAGAATGTATTACGACCGAAGATTAAAGTTACATCAAGTTACAGGTCACACCAATTTACCTAACGTAAGATTTTCGGGGTTTAATAAAACCGTTTTATACGAAGTGGTTAGTAAATCAAGCCCTTTTGAGGGTAGATACCACGAATTATATGGTGGTTTTTATCAAGGGTTTTATAAATTATTTGGTTTTGATTATGAGATTTTTCCTGAAAGAATGAATAAAGGATGGTCCGTTGAAATGGTTTTGAAACCAAGACTTATCAATGAGTATTCTCCATTACCTAATGAAACAACTCTTAATGAAATTTATCCAAACAATAAGAATACTTTTTTTTATTTTGGAACTAGAGCTGAAAATAAATTTTATCACCACGCCAGTGGTAGTCCATTGTGTTTTTCGGGGTACAATCGAGTAACATCAGGTCTAACTCAACTACAAACATGTGCTTGTTGTAATAGAACAATTACGGATAGTAGATGTGTATTTGTTTATCCGCCAAGGTCAGTAAATAATATTCATGACCCTCACGTTAATTATGGGTGTAGTAGTTGTAATGGAGACCCAGAAAAGAAAATTACTTGTGGTTGTGATTGTAATTTAGACCCTTGTGAAACTTGTGGGTGGGAATGTCAAACACACATATGCGACACTATAATTATCCCAACACCAACACCAACACCCCCTCCAACGCCAATACCTGATTGTGAACTACCACCTGTTTGCACACCATCATGTGATGTTTGTACAACAACCACAACTTGTTATAACTGTAATACAGGATTTACATCAATCGAAAATACTTGTGAAACAAATCCAATATATGATTCTATGTCAAACGCATTATCTTTTAGATTATGTGGTGACCCAAAAAATCCTGGTATCGGAGTTAGAATGTTAAAATTCACAGGAGACTGTGTTACTACGGGTTCTTGTGAAACAAGTGGAATTACGTACACTACAGGACACACTATTGTTGATTATTGTACACCCCCAATTTACCCTACATGTTTATTAGAGAATCCCGCGTGGTTAGAGGAGGAACATTGGTTTCAAGTAGATGCGGTATGGGAAAGATATACATGGTTAGATACGTGTGATTTATGGTATCGAGGAGGACTTGGTGATATAACTGAAAAACTTTATTTAGAATCATTAGCAAATAATGCAACATCATTAATTACAATACCATACACTCAAATTGGTGGTAAAACATCAGAACAAATTGAGTTGGTTAGATTAAATGAAAAATGGTTAATTGATAAATTATATCGAAATGGGAGACTTAAGATTTACGTTAATGGTAAATTATTTCATACAATTGAAAATTTTGAGGAGATTATCCCAAGAGGGTTAGATACCGACAAAGAAAAACAAGTTGGTGTTCCATTTAATATATCGTGGGGTGGAGGTACCCAAGGACTTAGAGAAAATTTAACTTTTTCATCTATGACGCAACCTTACGGACCTTATATTCAAGACCCTGAAAATTTCCCAATTAATGATTTATCGGGGACAACATTTAATGGGTTAAAAACTAATATATTAATTGAACAGAATTTTGCGGGAACTTTTGATGGTGCCATTTCACAATTTAGAATGTATGTTACCCCATTATCGGCTCCTGAGGTAAAACACAACTTTAATTTATTAAAAAATACTTTCAGAATGTTTAACCCTGATTGTCCTGACTGCTCGACATCGGTTTGTTTACCTAACGACTTTACATACCAAATATCTGGAGAAACAACAACAACCACCACCACAAATTTAACCACAACGACAACAACAACCTCAAATTTAACGACAACAACTACAACCTCAAATTTAACAACAACAACTACAACCTCAAATTTAACAACAACTACAACCACATATTCACCGACCCCAACACCAACTAACACCCCAACACCAACACCGACTAACACTTCAACACCAACTTCAACACCAACTTCAACACCAACACCTACACCTACACCTACACCTACGGTTTATACACCTGGAGAGTGTATTCGTTTTATTGATGATTTAACGGATTGTACTGGTACAATTGCATTACCATCAAATATAAGTCCTTCAACTCAGATTAATGGTAAATCATCATATTATTTCACTTATTACTCTATCGCCCCACCCACCGTATTAATGAGGATTTCTTGGGATAATATAAATAATTATTGGATTTTAGAGGATATGTCCACATATTATCCATTACCTAACCCACTCGCATATCTTCCTATAAATAGTCTTACACCAATTGGGGGAATGAATAATTGGGTACCACTACCAAATATTATAGGTAGTTGTCTATATGGAGGCGGTGCAGGAATACAGCATATAAATTTTCTGACGTATACGGTTATTGGAGATTGTTCATCTTGTTGCAAAACATTCCAATTATATAGTGGATTTGGACCTGGAACTGGTTCAACGTATCAAATTTTATATTGTGATAATACTGTCGAAGTTATTGATGTACCATTATATGTTACCATAACTTATAAATGTGCCATCAATGTAATTAAACTTAATGGTGGAGGAACTGTAACAGTTGTTGATATCAATTGTGATTGTGACCCAAATAATTTAAGTATATGAATGAAACAATTGTAATATCTAGTATCAATTATAATGGTCAAATTGCTAATGTTGTTTTTAAACCTGACAACAGTATGGACGCTATTAATTTAGGTGATGTATTATTACCTTTTTTATTTGAACCTAACTTATTAACTCCCCCAAGAGAGGTTTATGGTGTTTATACTATATTAGTTATTAATTCTGACTGCCCTAACTTCTTAACTGTTGTTAGACCAATTCCATCACCAACACCTACACCAACACCTACAAGTACCCCAACTCCTATTCCTACAAGTACGCCAACACCAACACCAACAGACACTCCTTGCCCCCCACAACCAACTAAAACGCCTAAACCAACCAAAACACCAACTCCAACACTACACCCAACACCAACCCCTACTTTTGACCCTTGCGCCACCCCAACACCAACCCCAAAACCAACTCGTGCTCCAAGACCAACACCAACATTAACTCGCACCCCTTGTGTAACACCAACAATTGGTTTATAATATTAAGTTTAAGAATAAAATAAAAATAAAAGATATTTATTAAATAAAAAAAAAACTATGTCAACATCAAGACCATTTGCATATAATCCAACATTATCACTAATCAATGGGGCTATCCGAGTATTTAATAGTACATTAACTATTGGGGTTGACGACCAAGACTACACATTACAACCAGGTGGAATTCAATGGTGGAACGGACCCGATGAAGACCTTGGGTATGTAATCGCTCACTCAGTTCCAACAGGAACACAACCAAATCCGTTAGGGATTTCTGCGTATGTAGGATTTTGGAGGTCGTTGTCGTTAAATGAAATTTCATTTGTTGAAAAGGCGGGATTTGTTAGTAGTAAAACTTACACAACAGGTGACGAGGCGTATATTTGGATGAACGGTTTTGGACATTGGTCTTCTTGGGAAGTAAATCCAGGTTCGTTAATATTTCCAAATAGTTCTAATACGGCAAGGATTATTCCTACTCATATTGGTACAGTTAATGAATTCTTTACAATTGAATTTTGGTATTTTGGAAATCCAGTATCAACAGGTAGTAACCAATACATATTTAGTCAAAGTGCTTCATTTGGTGGTGGTGATTTAAATTTATATATTGACCCATCAGATAGTTGTCTTCACGGATTATCCACTGGTAATGCGATATCTCTACCATTGTCAACAAATGTTTGGCAACACATTGCAATTACATGTGACAATGGTCAAGTTAAAGTCTATTTTGATGGTAATGACAAAACTGCCGTTGGAATACCTAACACTCTGATTAGTAACACTATTGGTTTAATTTATTTTGGCTCTTTACTATCGAGTAGTAATTTTTTAGATGCGAAACTTACTGATATAAGGATATGTAGAAATATTGTATATACAAGTGGGTTTACAACCCCCAAAAGTTCATTATTACCAATACAAGGTGCAAATCCTTACGGAGGTGCGTCCACTAATCAAATTAATGATGGTGACTGTGTTCTTTTAATTGACTCATTAAATTCACCCTCTTTTCAACAAGACCTTAGTAATTTAGGTAGTACCGTTATTGTTGGGGCAATAACACGTAGTTCTGACACTCCTTATTAATAACTATAAAAACATAAATAAAGTCCTCCAACCCTTGGGGGATTTTTTGTTTTAAAAAAGAGTTAAAGTAAATACTAACTATTTATTCAATATGACACAAATTGAGATTACTGGAGTTTCTGGAGTTACATTACCGTATGATTTATATGCGTGTGATGTGTATGGGAATCAATGTGTTTTAATTTCAACTATTAACACTCAAGTACCTCCATCAATATCTATTGTACTACCAACCACATTCAATTCAGCCCCCGCCGTTGGAATAAAAATCATAGACTCTTTGGGGTGCGAAAAGTTCGGAATAATTTATTGTGACGAGAAAGGTAAGATTTATCAAGACGGAGAAATCTTTATTTTCATGGATGCAAATATTTATATATTCGAAGACCAATAAAAACCAAATTATGAAAAGATTCATATTTATACATATAGACTAAAAAGATGCCGAATTATCAAAGACTGACCGACAGAACCCAAGCTCCGATAGTATCTCCAGATGACATTGTACACATTGTCATTACGGGTGATACATCACAAAACCCCGCAGGTTCATCATATAAAGCAAGTATCCAACAAATTGCGGATGCTCTATCCCTTGCTGGTACTTCAGGTACTGCAGGAACAAGTGGTGTTAATGGTTCATCAGGAACAAGTGGTGTTAATGGTTCGTCAGGTTCAAGTGGTCAAAATGGTACTTCAGGTTTAAGTGGTTCTTCAGGAAGTAGTGGAACATCAGGAAGTAGCGGTTCTTCGGGTAGTTCAGGAACTAAAGGAACATCAGGTTCAAGTGGTACTTCAGGAATATCAGGTTCTAGTGGAACAAGTGGTTCATCAGGAAGTTCAGGTTCAAGTGGTTCATCAGGAAGTTCAGGTTCAAGTGGTTCTTCTGGTAGTAGTGGTTCTTCAGGAACTAACGGTTCTTCAGGAACTAACGGTTCTTCAGGAACTAACGGTTCATCGGGTTCATCGGGTTCTTCGGGTGAAAGTGGTTCATCAGGAACATCGGGTACGTCAGGTAGTAGTGGTTCTTCTGGTAGTAGTGGTTCTTCAGGAACTAACGGCTCTTCAGGGACTAACGGCTCTTCAGGGACTAACGGCTCTTCAGGGACTAGTGGAAGTTCGGGTACTGATGGTTCATCAGGTACTTCAGGTACTGATGGTAGTTCAGGAACAAGTGGGACTGACGGTTCTTCAGGAACGTCAGGTTCTTCAGGAACAAGTGGGATTGACGGTTCTTCAGGAACTTCAGGAACTGACGGTAGTTCGGGAACTTCAGGTGCTGATGGTTCTTCGGGAACTTCAGGGTCTAGTGGTATAAGTGGTGTTAATGGTTCTTCAGGGACTTCAGGTATTAGTGGGACCGATGGTAGTTCAGGTACGTCAGGAAATAGTGGGTCTTCAGGAACATCAGGAACAGATGGTTCTTCAGGAACATCGGGCTCAAGCGGAACAAGTGGTACCAATGGTAGTTCAGGTACAAGTGGAACTGACGGTAGTTCAGGTACAAGTGGAACTGACGGTAGTTCAGGAACTAGTGGTATTGACGGTTCTTCAGGAACAAGCGGTACTGACGGTAGTTCAGGAACAGATGGTTCATCAGGAACTAGTGGAACAGATGGTTCTTCAGGAACATCGGGCTCAAGTGGTACAGATGGTAGTTCAGGTACAAGCGGAACTGACGGTAGTTCAGGAACTTCAGGAACAGATGGTTCATCAGGAACTAGCGGAAGTTCAGGAACAGATGGTTCATCAGGAACAAGTGGAACTGACGGAAGTTCAGGCACTTCGGGTTCAAGCGGATTAAGTGGTGTTGATGGTTCTTCAGGAACAAGTGGAACTGACGGTAGTTCAGGAACAGATGGTTCATCAGGAACTAGCGGAACTGACGGTAGTTCAGGAACAAGCGGAAGTTCAGGAACAGATGGTTCTTCAGGAACAAGTGGAACGGATGGTTCTTCAGGGACTAGCGGTTCTTCAGGAACAAGTGGGAGTTCAGGTACTTCAGGAACTGATGGTTCTTCAGGAACAAGTGGAACTGACGGTAGTTCAGGAACAAGTGGTACCGATGGTTCAAGTGGTACCTCGGGTTCAAGTGGAATTAGTGGTGTTAACGGAACTAATGGTACGTCAGGTTCTTCAGGAACAAGCGGAACAGATGGTTCATCAGGGACAAGCGGTAGTTCAGGAACAGATGGTTCATCAGGAACTAGTGGTACTAACGGTTCTTCAGGAACTAGCGGAACAGATGGTTCATCAGGAACAAGTGGAACTAGCGGAACAGATGGGTCATCGGGAACAAGTGGAACATCAGGTTCAAGTGGATTAAGTGGTGTTGACGGTTCTTCAGGAACAAGCGGAACAGACGGTTCTTCAGGAACTAGCGGTACTGATGGTTCTTCAGGAACAAGCGGAACTGATGGTTCTTCAGGTACTAGTGGAACAAGCGGAACAGATGGTTCTTCAGGAACAAGTGGAACATCAGGTTCAAGTGGATTAAGTGGTGTTGATGGTTCTTCAGGTACTTCAGGAACAGATGGTTCTTCAGGAACAAGTGGAAGTTCAGGTACTTCAGGAACAGATGGTTCATCAGGAACTAGCGGTACTGACGGTAGTTCAGGTACTTCAGGAACATCGGGGTCAAGTGGTTCTTCAGGAACTAGCGGTACTGATGGTTCTTCAGGAACAAGCGGAACTGATGGTTCTTCAGGTACAAGTGGAAGTTCGGGTACTGATGGTTCTTCAGGTACAAGTGGAAGTTCTGGTACAAGCGGTTCTTCAGGTTCAGGCGGTTCCTCAGGAACAAGTGGAACAGATGGTAGTTCAGGTACTAGTGGAACAGATGGTTCTTCAGGTACTTCAGGGACAGATGGTTCATCAGGTACTTCAGGAACAGATGGGTCATCGGGAACAAGTGGAAGTTCGGGTACTGACGGTAGTTCAGGAACTAGCGGAACTGATGGTTCTTCAGGAACATCGGGGTCAAGCGGATTAAGCGGTGTTGATGGTTCTTCAGGTACAAGCGGAACTGACGGTTCTTCAGGGACTAGTGGGAGTTCAGGAACTGATGGTTCTTCAGGAACTAGTGGTACATCAGGTACAGACGGCTCTTCAGGAACTAGCGGTACATCAGGTACAAGTGGGACAGATGGTAGTTCAGGAACCTCGGGTTCAAGTGGATTAAGTGGTGTTGATGGTTCTTCAGGAACTAGCGGAACTGACGGTAGTTCAGGAACAGATGGTTCTTCAGGAACTAGTGGAAGTTCAGGAACTAGTGGAAGTTCAGGTACAGATGGTTCTTCAGGAACAAGTGGAACGGATGGTTCTTCAGGGACTAGCGGTTCTTCAGGAAGTTCAGGAACAAGTGGTACTGACGGTTCTTCAGGAACTAGCGGGACAGATGGCTCGTCAGGTTCGTCAGGTTCAAGTGGTATTAGTGGTGTGAATGGTTCATCAGGAACAAGCGGTACTAACGGTTCATCGGGGACCAGTGGTTCTTCAGGAACAGATGGTTCATCAGGAACAAGTGGTTCGTCAGGAACAAGTGGGACTGATGGTAGTTCAGGAACAAGCGGTACGGATGGTAGTTCAGGAACAAGCGGAACTGACGGTTCTTCAGGCACTAGCGGAACAGATGGTTCATCAGGTACTTCAGGTACTAGTGGAACAGATGGTTCATCAGGAACTAGCGGAACAGATGGTTCATCAGGAACAGATGGTTCTTCAGGAACTTCGGGAACAGATGGCTCTTCAGGTACTAGTGGAACTTCAGGAACAGATGGTAGTTCAGGAACAAGTGGAACTAATGGGAGTAGTGGAACATCAGGTTCAAGTGGATTAAGTGGTGTTGACGGTTCTTCAGGAACAAGCGGAACAGATGGTTCTTCAGGAACAAGTGGAAGTTCAGGTACTTCAGGAACAGATGGTTCTTCAGGAACAAGCGGAACAGATGGTTCTTCAGGGACTAGTGGGAGTTCAGGAACTGATGGTTCTTCAGGAACTAGTGGTACATCAGGTACAGACGGCTCTTCAGGAACTAGCGGTACATCAGGTACAGACGGCTCTTCAGGAACTAGCGGAAGTTCGGGAACTGATGGTTCTTCAGGAAGTAGTGGTACTTCAGGTACAGACGGCTCTTCAGGAACATCAGGTACTAGTGGAACCGATGGTTCTTCAGGAACAAGTGGAACCGATGGTTCTTCAGGAACAAGTGGAACTTCAGGAACAGACGGTTCTTCAGGAACATCAGGAACAGACGGTTCTTCAGGAACTTCAGGTACAGACGGCTCTTCAGGAACATCAGGTACTAGTGGAACCGATGGTTCATCAGGAACAAGCGGAACTGATGGTTCTTCAGGAACATCGGGTTCAAGCGGATTAAGTGGTGTTGATGGTTCTTCAGGAACTTCAGGAATAGATGGTTCTTCGGGAACTAGTGGTACTTCAGGTACTGATGGTTCATCGGGAACAAGTGGAAGTTCAGGTTCATCAGGAACTAGCGGTAGTTCAGGTACTTCAGGAACATCAGGTTCAAGTGGATTAAGTGGTGTTGATGGTAGTTCAGGTACAAGTGGAACTGATGGTTCTTCAGGAACTAGCGGAACTGATGGTTCTTCAGGAACTAGCGGAACAAGTGGTACAGATGGTTCTTCAGGAACTAGTGGTACTTCAGGTACGGATGGCTCATCAGGAACATCAGGTACTAGTGGAACAGATGGTTCATCAGGAACATCAGGTACTAGTGGAACAGATGGTTCATCAGGAACAGATGGGTCAAGTGGAACTTCAGGAACAAGCGGAACTGACGGTAGTTCAGGTACAAGTGGAACAGATGGTTCATCAGGAACGGATGGTAGTAGCGGAACTTCAGGCTCAAGTGGTATTAGTGGTGTAAATGGTTCATCAGGAACAAGTGGTACATCTGGTTCAAGCGGAACAAGTGGCTCATCAGGAACTTCAGGGTCAAGTGGGACATCAGGTTCTAGTGGAACAAGTGGGTCTTCAGGTACAAGCGGGTCATCAGGTTCAAGTGGTTCGTCAGGAACAAGTGGTAGCTCGGGTACATCAGGCACTAGCGGTAGTTCAGGTTCATCGGGGACATCAGGTTCAAGTGGTTCGTCAGGAACTAGCGGAACAGATGGTTCTTCAGGAACATCGGGTTCTTCAGGAACATCAGGTTCAAGTGGTACTTCAGGTTCGTCAGGAACTAGTGGTTCATCAGGAACTAGCGGAACATCGGGGTCAAGCGGTTCTTCAGGGTCTAGCGGAACAAGTGGAACATCAGGAAGTTCAGGTTCATCAGGAAGTTCAGGGTCTAGTGGTTCGTCAGGTACTGCGGGTACAAGCGGAACGTCAGGAAGTTCAGGTTCATCAGGAACTAGCGGTAGTTCAGGTACAAGTGGTTCATCGGGAACAAGTGGAACGTCAGGTTCTTCGGGTACTTCAGGAACTAATGGTTCATCAGGAACATCGGGTTCAAGTGGTTCATCGGGAACAAGTGGAACGTCAGGTTCTTCGGGTACTTCAGGAACAAGCGGTTCATCAGGAACAAGTGGTTCATCAGGAACAAGTGGTTCATCAGGAACAAGTGGTTCATCAGGAACTAACGGAAGTTCAGGAACTAGCGGAACTTCAGGTTCAAGTGGTACTTCAGGAACTAGTGGAAGTTCAGGGTCATCAGGTTCAAGTGGTTCTTCAGGAACTAGCGGAAGTTCAGGTACGTCAGGGACAAGTGGTTCTTCAGGAACATCAGGTACTAGCGGAACATCAGGTACAAGTGGTTCATCAGGAACTAGCGGAAGTTCAGGTACGTCAGGGACAAGTGGTTCTTCAGGAACTAGCGGAACTTCAGGTTCAAGTGGTTCATCAGGAACTAACGGGTCATCAGGAACTTCAGGTTCTGCGGGTACAAGTGGGACTAGCGGAACATCAGGTACTAGCGGAAGTTCAGGTACATCAGGAAGTTCAGGTTCTAGTGGTAGTTCAGGTTCATCAGGGTCTAGTGGGACAAGCGGTTCATCGGGGTCAAGCGGTTCTTCAGGTACTGCAGGTACAAGTGGAAGTAGTGGAACATCAGGGTCAAGCGGTTCTTCAGGTACAAGTGGAACATCAGGTTCTAGTGGTAGTTCAGGTTCTAGTGGAAGTAGTGGAACATCGGGAACGTCAGGTAGTTCAGGTTCAAGTGGTACATCGGGTAGTTCAGGAACGTCGGGGACAAGTGGTTCTTCAGGAACTAGTGGAACTTCAGGTTCTTCAGGAACTAGCGGTTCTTCAGGTACGAGTGGCTCATCAGGTTCTTCAGGAACTAGCGGAACTTCAGGTACGAGTGGCTCATCAGGAACATCAGGTTCATCAGGTAGTTCGGGCTCAAGTGGAACAAGTGGTTCGTCAGGAACAAGTGGTAGCTCGGGTACATCAGGCACTAGCGGTAGTTCAGGTTCAAGTGGCTCATCAGGTTCATCAGGGTCTAGTGGGACAAGTGGTTCTTCAGGAACTGCAGGTACATCAGGTTCATCAGGAACTTCAGGTACGTCTGGCTCAAGTGGTAGTAGCGGTTCATCAGGTTCAAGTGGTTCATCAGGAACTTCAGGTAGTTCAGGTTCAAGCGGTAGTAGCGGCTCTTCAGGAACTGCGGGTACTAGTGGAACGTCAGGAAGTTCAGGTTCGTCGGGGTCAAGTGGTTCTTCAGGAACTAGCGGAACTTCAGGTTCAAGTGGTAGTTCGGGGTCTTCAGGTTCTAGTGGTAGTTCGGGGTCTTCAGGAACATCAGGAACAAGCGGTTCTTCAGGAACTGCAGGTACATCAGGCACAAGCGGAAGTAGTGGAACATCGGGTAGTTCAGGAACAAGCGGTTCATCGGGGTCAAGTGGTTCTTCAGGAAGTAGCGGTTCTTCAGGAACTGCGGGTACAAGTGGAAGTAGTGGAACATCGGGGTCAAGCGGTTCTTCGGGTTCATCAGGTTCTAGTGGAAGTAGTGGAACTTCGGGTTCTTCGGGTAGTTCAGGAACAAGTGGTTCATCAGGAACTGCGGGTACAAGCGGAACATCAGGTAGTTCAGGTTCATCAGGAACTTCAGGGAGTAGTGGAACATCGGGTTCATCAGGAACCGCGGGTACAAGCGGAAGTAGTGGAACATCGGGAACATCAGGTTCTAGTGGTAGTTCGGGTTCTTCAGGAACTGCGGGTACAAGTGGAACATCAGGTTCAAGTGGTTCCTCAGGTAGTTCAGGGTCTAGTGGTACAAGTGGAACGTCAGGTTCTTCAGGAACAAGCGGGTCTTCAGGTTCTTCAGGAACATCGGGTTCAAGTGGAACTGCAGGTACATCAGGAAGTAGTGGAACATCAGGAACAAGTGGTTCTTCAGGAACATCGGGTACGTCAGGTAGTTCAGGAACATCGGGTACGTCAGGTAGTTCAGGAACATCGGGTACGAGCGGAACTTCAGGTACGAGTGGCTCATCAGGAACATCGGGTAGTTCGGGCTCAAGCGGAACATCAGGTAGTTCTGGTTCATCAGGAACAAGCGGTTCTTCAGGAACATCGGGTACAAGTGGTTCTTCGGGAACTACGGGTACGAGCGGAACAAGTGGTTTGCAAGGAACTAGTGGGACATCAGGGACAAGTGGGACATCAGGTTCTTCAGGTACAAGTGGTTTATCTCCTGTCGTATCAGGTAATGATAATGAAGTATTAACTTCAGATGGTGCGGGTGGTATAACATCAGAACCTAATTTAACCTTTGATGGTACTACTTTAGGAATAACAGGTGACACTATTGAACAAGGTAATCAGTCATTACAATCATGTAGAGAAACAGGTGTTACAACAACAACATTAATTTGTCGTTTTCCATTCGCATCAGGTTCAAGTGCAACATTTGATTATTACGTATACGATTCTGGAACAAACGCGATGAGAAGTGGTATTATTATGACAGTGTGGGACGGAACTAATACGGCATTTACTGATAGTTCAACACCTGATTTAAACGCTTCAACGGTGGCGGTTAAATTCTACACAGTAATTATAGGTTCAAATCTTGAGTTGTACGCAGCAATTGGAGGCGGAACTTGGGATATAAGTGTAGGAACAAGGATTGTCTTCTAAAATAAAAACATATTAATTAATAACCACCATATTACTCAAATTATATGGTGGTTTTTTTTATTTTAAAAAGAGAAAAGGTTATGATAACATATTTATAAGTTAATAAACATAGAAGAATTTTCTTTTGGAAAGTGAAAAAAGAAAAATATAATGGCAAATGAATTCATAGCCCGCAATGGGGTCAAATCTTTAGGTGGCGTAACAGTACCTTATAAATCAGTGTCAAGTGCTTATAGCGTGTCAACTGATGATTATCTTATCGAGGGGTCTTCGAATGCCCCATTTTCAGTAACATTACCCACCTCAGTTGGTATTTCGGGTAAAATATACGTTGTTAAAAATACAGGGTCAGCGACCATAACGGTAAATACAACGTCAAGCCAAACAATTGATGGTAGTACTACTAAAACATTAACCACAGATAATTCTCTTTATGTACAGAGTAATGGTACTGGATGGTTAATTATTGGTATTAACGGAACATCAGGAACAAGTGGAACATCAGGTAGTTCGGGAACAAGTGGTTCGTCAGGTACAAGCGGAACATCGGGTTCAAGTGGAAGTAGTGGTTCATCAGGAACTTCGGGTACGTCTGGCTCAAGTGGTAGTAGCGGTTCATCAGGTTCAAGTGGGTCTTCGGGTTCATCAGGAACAAGCGGAACATCAGGTTCAAGTGGAAGTAGTGGTTCATCAGGAACTGCTGGTACATCAGGGTCTTCAGGTTCAAGTGGTTCATCAGGATTGAGTGGAACTTCAGGAACATCAGGTTCAAGTGGAAGTAGTGGTTCATCAGGAACTGCGGGAACAAGCGGAAGTTCAGGGTCTAGTGGGTCTTCAGGTACATCAGGAAGTTCAGGTTCTTCAGGGACTGCGGGCACAAGTGGAAGTTCAGGCTCTAGCGGGTCATCTGGTAGTAGTGGTACATCAGGGTCTTCAGGTTCAAGCGGAACAAGTGGTACGTCAGGTAGTTCAGGAACTGCGGGTACTTCAGGCTCAAGTGGTGTAAGTGGTACATCAGGAACATCAGGTTCTTCGGGGTCTAGTGGTTCTTCAGGTACATCAGGAACAGGTGGTACTTCAGGTTCAAGTGGAACATCAGGCTCAAGTGGAAGTAGTGGTAGTTCGGGTTCATCAGGAACTGCGGGTACTTCAGGTAGTTCAGGTTCTTCAGGAACAAGTGGTTCTTCAGGTACTTCAGGTAGTTCGGGAACAAGCGGAACTTCGGGCTCTTCAGGTACTAGTGGAACGTCAGGTAGTTCAGGTACAAGTGGAACATCAGGCTCAAGTGGAAGTAGTGGTAGTTCAGGTTCAAGTGGGTCTTCAGGAACTGCGGGTACATCAGGTAGTGCTGGTACAAGTGGAACATCAGGTTCATCAGGAAGTTCAGGTTCAAGCGGTACTAGCGGTTCTTCAGGAACTTCAGGTAGTGCTGGTACAAGTGGAACATCAGGAACAAGCGGTTCATCAGGGACTAGCGGAACAAGTGGTTCGTCAGGTAGTTCAGGTTCAAGTGGGTCGTCAGGTAGTTCAGGTTCAAGTGGTACTGCGGGTACAAGTGGTTCTTCAGGAACTAGCGGAACATCAGGTAGTTCAGGTTCAAGCGGAAGTTCAGGTGTAAGTGGTACATCAGGAACCTCAGGTTCTTCAGGAAGCTCAGGTTCAAGTGGTTCTTCAGGTAGTGCTGGTACAAGTGGGACATCAGGTTCATCTGGTTCAAGTGGTTCTTCAGGAACTAGCGGAACATCAGGTTCAAGTGGAACTGCGGGAACAAGTGGCTCATCAGGTAGTTCAGGTTCAAGTGGAACTTCAGGTTCAAGTGGTAGTAGTGGCTCGTCAGGTTCCTCGGGGACAAGCGGTACGTCAGGCTCAAGTGGTAGTTCAGGTTCTTCAGGAACATCTGGAACTAGCGGAACATCAGGTTCATCAGGAACTTCGGGAACGTCAGGTTCATCAGGAACTGCGGGAACGTCAGGTTCTAGTGGAAGTTCAGGTTCAAGTGGTTCTTCAGGTAGTTCGGGTTCAAGCGGAACATCAGGTACTTCAGGTTCATCAGGAACTAGCGGAACAAGTGGTTCTTCAGGTAGTTCGGGTTCAAGCGGAAGTAGTGGAACAAGCGGAAGTAGTGGAACATCAGGAACTTCAGGTTCATCAGGAACTTCAGGTTCATCAGGTACCTCAGGGTCAAGTGGAAGTAGTGGTTCATCAGGTTCAAGTGGTTCTTCAGGTACTTCAGGTAGTACTGGTACAAGTGGGACATCAGGAACAAGCGGTTCTTCAGGAACTGCGGGTACATCAGGAAGTAGTGGAAGTTCGGGTTCGAGTGGTTCTTCAGGAACTAGCGGTACTTCAGGGTCATCAGGAACAAGTGGTTCTTCAGGAAGTTCGGGTACATCAGGAACTAGAGGTACTTCAGGTTCTTCAGGAACATCAGGAACAAGTGGAACGTCAGGTTCAAGTGGAAGTAGTGGTTCATCAGGGACTGCGGGTACAAGTGGCTCATCAGGGACTGCAGGTACTAGCGGTAGTTCGGGGTCAAGTGGGTCTTCGGGTTCGAGTGGTAGTAGCGGTTCTTCAGGAACTTCTGGAACTAGAGGTACGTCAGGTTCTTCGGGGACTAGCGGAACATCAGGTTCGTCAGGTACTAGCGGAACTTCAGGTTCAAGTGGAATTAGTGGTGTTAATGGAACTAATGGTACATCAGGTTCTTCGGGTTCAAGTGGAAGTAGTGGAACATCAGGGTCTTCAGGTACTAGCGGTTCTTCAGGTAGTTCAGGTAGTTCAGGTTCAAGTGGTTCTTCAGGAACATCAGGTTCGAGTGGAACATCAGGAACTAGAGGTACGTCAGGTTCTTCGGGAACGAGTGGTACATCAGGAACGAGTGGTACATCAGGTTCATCGGGTTCAAGCGGAAGTAGTGGCTCATCAGGAACTGCTGGTACGAGTGGAAGTTCAGGCTCAAGTGGCTCGTCAGGTACAAGCGGTTCATCAGGTTCAAGCGGTAGTTCGGGTTCGAGTGGAAGTAGCGGAACATCAGGAACTGCGGGAACGTCAGGTTCTAGTGGAAGTTCAGGAACATCAGGGTCGAGTGGTTCTTCAGGTTCTTCAGGAAGTAGTGGAAGTTCAGGTACAAGTGGTTCTTCTGGAACTTCAGGCTCATCAGGCTCATCAGGAACTGCGGGTAGTTCAGGTACGAGCGGAACGTCAGGTTCATCAGGAACAAGCGGAACGTCAGGGAGTTCGGGCTCAAGTGGTACATCTGGAACAAGTGGAACGTCAGGTTCTTCAGGGTCAAGTGGTACGAGTGGTATAAGCGGAACCTCAGGTACTAGCGGAACATCAGGTAGTAGTGGTAGTTCAGGTTCTTCTGGGTCAAGTGGTTCTTCAGGAACTGCGGGCACATCAGGAAGTGCGGGAACAAGCGGAACTTCAGGTAGTTCAGGTTCAAGTGGTAGTAGTGGTTCTTCAGGAACTGCGGGTACATCAGGAAGTAGTGGAAGTTCGGGCTCGAGTGGTTCTTCAGGAACATCGGGTACAAGCGGAAGTTCGGGTTCATCAGGTTCTTCGGGGACTAGCGGAACTTCAGGTACATCAGGTAGTTCAGGTTCAAGCGGTTCATCAGGAACTAGCGGAACATCAGGTTCAAGTGGTTCTTCAGGTAGTTCAGGTTCAAGCGGAACATCAGGTTCTAGTGGTTCATCAGGAAGTAGTGGAAGTTCAGGGACTGCGGGTACATCAGGTAGTGCTGGTACAAGTGGAACATCAGGTTCTAGCGGTTCGTCAGGAAGTAGTGGAAGTTCAGGGACTGCAGGTACAAGTGGAACATCAGGTTCTAGCGGTTCTTCGGGTACATCAGGTTCAAGCGGTACATCAGGTTCAAGCGGTAGTAGTGGTTCTTCAGGTACTTCAGGAACAAGAGGTACGTCAGGTTCTTCAGGGACAAGTGGAACTAGCGGAACATCAGGAACTAGCGGAACATCAGGCTCAAGTGGTAGTAGTGGTTCATCAGGAACAAGTGGAACAAGTGGGTCTTCAGGTTCAAGTGGGAGTAGTGGTAGTTCGGGTTCATCAGGAACTGCGGGTACATCTGGCTCAAGTGGAACTGCGGGAACAAGCGGTTCGTCAGGTAGTTCAGGGTCTAGTGGTTCTTCAGGTTCAAGTGGAAGTTCGGGAGTAAGCGGTACGTCAGGAACTAGTGGAACATCAGGTTCGAGTGGTACATCAGGTACGTCAGGAAGTTCAGGGTCATCAGGTTCTTCGGGTAGTTCAGGCTCAAGTGGAACAAGTGGTTCATCAGGAACTAGCGGTACTTCAGGTTCAAGTGGTTCATCAGGAACCTCAGGTTCAAGTGGTTCGTCAGGTAGTTCAGGTTCAAGTGGAAGTAGTGGTTCATCAGGAACATCAGGAACTAGAGGTACGTCAGGGTCTTCAGGTACAAGTGGAACAAGTGGTTCATCAGGTACAAGTGGAACTTCAGGTTCTAGTGGAAGTAGTGGTTCGTCAGGTACATCTGGCTCAAGTGGGACTGCGGGAACAAGTGGTTCATCAGGAAGTTCAGGTTCAAGTGGTAGTTCAGGTTCAAGCGGTAGTAGCGGGTCGTCAGGCTCAAGTGGTACTTCAGGGACAAGCGGTTCATCAGGTAGTTCAGGTTCTAGTGGTAGTAGTGGAACTTCAGGAACAAGAGGTACGTCAGGTTCTTCGGGAACAAGTGGAACTAGCGGAACGTCAGGTTCAAGTGGTAGTAGTGGTTCTTCAGGAACATCAGGATTAAGTGGTACTTCAGGCACTAGCGGAACATCAGGTAGTAGTGGTTCTTCAGGTAGTTCAGGTTCAAGTGGAAGTTCGGGGGTAAGTGGTACATCAGGAACTAGCGGAACATCGGGCTCTTCAGGAAGTTCAGGTTCGAGTGGGAGTAGTGGCTCTTCAGGAACATCAGGTAGTTCGGGGTCAAGTGGTAGTAGCGGTTCATCAGGTACTAGTGGTAGTAGCGGTTCTTCAGGAAGTTCGGGTACATCAGGAACTAGAGGTACTTCAGGTTCTTCAGGAACAAGTGGAACTTCAGGATTAAATGGGACTGCAGGAACTAGCGGAACTTCAGGGTCAAGTGGTTCTTCAGGTACAAGTGGAACAAGTGGGTCTAGTGGTAGTTCAGGTTCAAGCGGTAGTAGCGGTTCATCAGGAACTAGCGGAACGTCAGGTTCTTCAGGTAGTAGTGGTTCGTCAGGTTTGTCAGGTACAAGTGGAACATCAGGTTCATCAGGAAGTTCAGGTTCAAGTGGGTCTTCAGGAAGTTCAGGAACATCAGGTTCATCTGGTAGTAGTGGTTCTTCAGGTTCTTCGGGAACAAGTGGTTCTTCAGGTTCTAGTGGAACTTCAGGTACTAGAGGTACGTCAGGTAGTTCAGGAACAAGTGGGACTTCAGGTTTAAGTGGAACATCAGGTACTAGCGGAACGTCAGGCTCAAGCGGTTCTTCAGGTTCAAGTGGTTCATCAGGAACTGCGGGAACATCAGGTAGTTCAGGGTCAAGCGGCAGTAGCGGTTCATCAGGAACTGCGGGAACATCAGGTAGTTCAGGAACTAGTGGTTCTTCGGGTTCAAGTGGTAGTAGTGGTTCATCAGGTACGTCAGGGTCAAGTGGTTCTAGCGGTAGTTCAGGAACTTCAGGTACAAGAGGTACTTCGGGGTCAAGTGGTACTAGTGGTGTGAGCGGTACATCAGGTACTAGCGGAACATCAGGTACTAGCGGAACATCAGGAAGTAGTGGTTCTTCAGGAAGTTCAGGTTCAAGTGGTGTAAGTGGTACTTCAGGGACTGCTGGTACATCAGGAAGTAGCGGGTCATCAGGTTCAAGTGGTTCTTCAGGTTCTTCAGGAAGTTCAGGTTCTAGTGGAACTTCAGGTACATCAGGTTCGAGTGGTAGTTCGGGTTCTAGCGGTAGTTCGGGGATAAGTGGAACATCAGGAACATCAGGTTCATCTGGTAGTAGTGGTTCTTCAGGTTCTAGTGGAACTTCAGGTACTAGAGGTACGTCAGGTAGTTCAGGAACAAGTGGGACTTCAGGTTTAAGTGGGACTGCGGGAACTAGCGGAACGTCAGGTTCAAGTGGTAGTTCAGGTTCAAGCGGTTCTTCAGGAACTGCGGGAACATCAGGTAGTTCAGGGTCAAGTGGTAGTAGCGGTTCATCAGGAACAAGTGGAACGTCAGGTTCTTCGGGTAGTAGTGGTAGTTCAGGTTCTTCGGGTTCAAGTGGGACATCGGGTACTAGAGGTACTTCAGGTTCATCAGGAACTAGCGGAACATCAGGTTCTTCAGGAACTAGCGGAACATCAGGAAGTAGTGGTTCTTCAGGAAGCTCAGGTTCATCAGGAAGTTCAGGCTCATCAGGAACTTCAGGTGTTAGCGGTTCTTCAGGAAGTTCAGGTACAAGTGGTTCTTCAGGGTCAAGTGGTTCATCAGGAAGCTCAGGTGTTAGTGGTTCTTCAGGTAGTTCAGGTTCATCAGGAACTAGCGGAACATCAGGTTCTTCAGGTAGTTCAGGAAGTTCAGGTTCAAGCGGAACATCAGGTACTAGAGGTACTTCAGGTTCTTCAGGAACTGCGGGTACGAGTGGGGTTAATGGAGCTTCATCATGTATCACATGGTTATCAGATACTTCGAATACAACTATACCAGCATCAACTCGTATTTCTTACGGACCTGTAAACGTTATTAATAGTTTAAACACAATATACGTAAATAAAACATCATATAATCCTAGTGTTGATACATCGGCTTGGTGGACAGGGTTACAAAACTACGTAACTGCAAATGGTGCGGGTAGTGCTTATATAACAGTTGTTGAAGTTGAAACAGGATTGGTTGGGATATATACCGTAAACTCAGTTTCATTAGCGGGCAATGTTTACACAGTGTCTGTGGCGGTTAATAGTGGAGGTGTTAGTTCATGGACAAACAATTATAATCATTGTATAAATTGGGTTGGAAGTGGTAAATCAGGGACAAGTGGAACATCGGGAACTAGAGGTACTTCAGGTTCATCAGGAACTAGCGGAACATCAGGAACAAGTGGTTCAAGCGGTTCTTCGGGAAGTTCAGGTTCAAGTGGTTCTTCAGGAAGTTCAGGTTCAAGCGGTTCTTCAGGAACTTCAGGTACAAGTGGTTCTTCAGGGTCAAGTGGTTCTTCAGGAACTTCAGGTGTTAGCGGTTCTTCAGGAAGTTCAGGTACAAGTGGTTCTTCAGGTAGTTCAGGTTCAAGTGGAAGTAGCGGTAGTTCAGGAACTAGTGGAATTTCAGGTTCAAGTGGTAGTTCAGGTTCATCAGGTTCAAGTGGAAGTTCAGGTTCATCAGGAACAAGTGGAACATCGGGTTCAAGTGGTAGTTCAGGAAGTTCAGGTTCAAGTGGAACATCGGGTACTAGAGGTACTTCAGGTTCTTCAGGAACATCAGGTACAAGTGGAACGTCAGGAAGTTCAGGTTCAAGCGGTTCTTCAGGAACTAGCGGAACATCAGGTAGTTCAGGTTCATCAGGAACGTCAGGTTCAAGTGGTTCTTCAGGTAGTTCAGGTTCAAGTGGTTCGTCAGGAACTGCGGGTACGTCAGGAGTTTCAGGAGCATCGGGCGTTTCAGGAACAAGTGGGACATCAGGAAATTCAGGGTCAAGCGGTACTAGCGGAACTTCAGGAAGTTCAGGTTCATCAGGAAGTTCAGGTTCAAGTGGTACTAGCGGAAATTCAGGTTCATCAGGAAGTTCAGGTTCAAGTGGTTCTTCAGGTAGTTCAGGAAGTAGTGGTACATCAGGTAGTTCAGGAAGTAGCGGTACATCAGGTAGTTCAGGTTCTTCAGGAAGTTCAGGAACATCAGGTACTAGAGGTACTTCAGGTTCTTCAGGAACATCAGGAACAAGTGGAACATCAGGTTCATCGGGCTCATCAGGAAGTAGCGGCTCATCAGGGTCTTCAGGAACAAGTGGAGTATCAGGTTCATCAGGTTCATCAGGTTCATCAGGTTCATCAGGTTCATCAGGTTCAAGTGGTACTAGCGGAAATTCAGGTTCATCAGGAAGTTCAGGAAGTAGTGGTTCTTCAGGTTCAAGTGGAACATCGGGTACTAGAGGTACTTCAGGTTCGTCAGGTACTTCAGGTACTTCAGGTTCGTCAGGAACAAGTGGTATTACCGCAAATGATGGGTCAAACTCAGGTAGATGGGAATATAAAGGAGTTGGGGTTGGGTTGGACCCATTAGCAACACGTTTCGCGACAAGTAATGCAACTCAAGGGTTATATAACAATTTGACAATTAATGTATTAGACTATGCTGGGACTAATTATACAAATTGGTTTAAAGCTCTTGCGTTAGTTGTTGGATTAGGTAATAAAGTATTTTTCCAAGTAACTAAATTAGGGGATAATTCTAATATTGCAATTTATGAGATAACAACCATAGTTGATAACACTACATGGTTTGATATTAACTTTTCTTCAAGTTTAGTTGGAAGTGGTGTGTTAACCAGTGGTGATGTATGTACAATTTCATGGGTTTATAATGGTAAATCGGGAACAAACGGAACTTCAGGTTCAAGTGGAACATCGGGTACTAGAGGTACTTCAGGTTCATCAGGAACTAGCGGAACGTCAGGAACAAGTGGTTCATCAGGAAGTTCAGGAAGTAGCGGTTCTTCAGGAAGTTCAGGAACATCAGGTACTAGAGGTACTTCAGGTTCTTCAGGAACATCAGGAACAAGTGGAACATCAGGTTCTTCGGGTAGCTCAGGTAGTTCAGGAAGTTCAGGTTCATCAGGAAGTTCAGGTTCAAGCGGATTGACGGGTGTTGCAGGAACTTCAGGTACATCAGGTGGTGGTGGTGGTTCCATTGCGATTTACGATGAGGGTACTTTAGTAACATCAAGTGCGGTTAGTTTAAATTTTGCGGGTACTTGTATAACGGCGGTTGATGATGGTGGTGGAGCAATTACCGTTGGAATTGACTGCTCAAAGATATATGTAATTGCTTCAACTTCAGCAACCATTGGTGACTTTCAAGTGAATGAATCTCTCGACAATTATCGTATTGGAGACTCGGCTTGCGGATGGAATGGATGTGAATGGACTGTCTTAAGTCCAATAGTTAGTGGTGTTGGGACTCCATTCCCCACTCAGAATGGTTCTTGTGCAATTCCTAATCTATACGATACGTCGGTACCACCATTTAAAATAAATCTTTGTGGTCATGTATTTTGCGATACCGCAGTAGGTGCTGACCAGGTGGGTGTGAGTGTATCGTGGGTTAAATGTTCAGAGTTAAGTCAGATTGGGGTGTCACAACCTACTATAATTTTCGAAGATGTATATAATTATAATCCAAATACCAAGTCCGTATGTATTGGGTCACAAGTTACATATTATGACCCAATATCTCAATGTGACGGTATGTTTATTGTTGGTATTAGTAGTCGTCTAGCTACCCCAAATAAAGTTCGATTTACTTGGACACTCTCAATACTATATTAAAATAAAAAAGGGAGTCGTTTGACTCCCTTTTTTAATATTCCTTGTATGACTTCTCTTCAACAAAAAGAGACCCATATTTTAAATTAATCTCTTTCTTTAATTCTGCTCGTTTATCGTTTGTTACATAAACGGACCGAGCTAATTCTATGAATTCGGTGTCAAATACCTTATCTCTTTCTTTATCTCTAATAAGGTCTTCAATATCCCAAAGACGTTCATTAACCAATAATAGATTATAAAAATCATCTGATTCAATTTTTAATTGATTAAATACAACATCATATAGATAATCGTATTCTGTAATAACATTAAAAAGTTTACCTTTATCTGTTATATTATTTTTTTTAATTCTTAGGATAGTTAATTTGTCAACTATTTCCCCAATTGAAACTTCTATATTCATTATAATAAATGTTGTATTCTGTCAATAACCATTTGAGAGGTTATCGATTTATGGCATTCAAACTGTCTTTCTGTTCCTTTATGTTCAGGACACCAATTCCAATCACCCTTATCAAATTTAAACATTGGATTATTCCAACACCCGTTACAAACTGATGGGTTAGTGATTCTTGTGCAATTAGAAGTAAACTCATGGTCAGGTTCGGTAAAGTTAGAAATCATAACAACATGTTTTCCTAATGCCCATGTCAACCAAGATAATCCACTTGATAAACCAATAAAGAACTCACTATGATGAATACAATTCATTGTGTTCTCAATTGACGTGTCCTTTAGTTTTGTCACACCATCCATTCGGTCACTTTCTTTAGATACATTAATGACCCTATATCCTTTAGATACTAAGTAATCAATTAGTTCCCTCCACCCATTAGGATTATTCCAATACTTAACTCCCGCGGTTGATTCATTTGCAATCGTAATATACTTTTCCGTAAATGGTCGTTCTGATGGAATAAAATCAATGTTTGGTTTAATTTCGTTAAACTCTAAACCAATAATATTTGTTATTGCTTTTTGTAATGGGATTGTATTTGGTAATTCGGGTTCTTTATTTGTATCATAGAACCACCCAATTGTATACATACCAATTAAATCATGAACCGTACTTCCTGGTGAAACAAACTCAATCTCAGAGTAAGATTTTTCAAATAACTTATTCCAAAATGTTGAAACAATAACATGACAATTGTGTTTCTTCTTAAATTCTAAAACATATGGTATCCAAGCAATACTATCCCCAAGAGAACGAGAATCGAATGAAATGAATACTCTTTTGTTAATAAAATTTGGTTTATATTCATAAATTAATTCCTCACCATCAAGAACTTTAACATCCCAATCAGTATAATACTGTCTAGATAGTTTAGTCCACATATTTGGTTTTAACTCGGTTGAGTAGTATAAATTTTCTTTATCATAAAATTGTACTTTGTATGACTTTACGCCAGAACCTTTAATTTCTAAAAAAGGATTATTGACGAAATGTATAACACAATCAATATCTTCTTCAACAACAGGTACAAATTTTTCTGTATTTTCAATATTATCAACTAATAATTCTTTTGTATCATTTGAGTTATATTCTTTTTTAATTAATTTAGTTACTTCATACATTTTTAACATACGCTCACAAATTACCAACCAATCAAATTTTTCTCTATTCTTCAGTGTTTGGGACACATAAAAATTATAATTATTAATAATATCTTGTATTCCGTTTATGACAGAATTAGTGTTAAGTTCACAAACAATCATACCTTTAATTTTTTGGGTACCACTATAAGTACCAACAATTGGTATTCCACAAGAAATTGCTTCAAGTAATGTTAAATTAGGATGACCCGCCTCTAAACAAGATGGGTGTAGAAAAATTGAATGCGATTTGTATAATTCTAATATCTCATCCTCATTTGGATTTGTTAATAATAGTGTTAACTTATCATATTCTAATAAGTCTTTGTGGTGTTCAAAAAAGTTATGGTTATTTTCAGGGCCAGCAATTGTTATTGGTAACCCCAATGACTTAGCCGCTTCAATAGCATATCTAAATCCTTTTCTATCGTAAGACGAGTCTCCTCCAATACCGTTGTTCGCTAAACACAATAATTTATGTTCCGTTCGATAAGGTTGGTCTACTTTAAAGAATTTAGTATCAACTCCGTGAGATAAATAAAATAATTTATCAGTCTCACTAAAGTAATCCACTAAGAACTCCGCATGACAAAATGAAATAACAGACTTTTGGATTGCTTCTAAATTTTGTTGATAGTTAAATGAATCTTTACCATTATACACAACATGATGGTCGTGTAATGAAAAAATGTAAGGTATACCTCGTTCATACGCTTCAATAGCTAAATTTGCGATATGAATGTGAACAATATCGGTATTGTTAATGTCAACCCCATTTAAATACTTTATATCAGAAATATGACCTAATGAGTTTAAATGGTTATTGTAGTTAAAAATTATCTTTTCAACGGCACCCCATCCATTTGGGGGTATGGAAATAATTCCTGGTGTTACTTGTGTTATATTCATATTAATTATTTTTAATTAATTTGTTATTTTTTTTAAATTTTTCAATAACTTCATCATCATCTAATTGATATTCAAATATTAATATATTATTTGAATATAATTTTACTTTTTTAATGTCCTTTAATTCACCAATAGTTCTAAAATGAAACGTGTTTGGTTTTATCATAGGAATATTTAAATAGGTGTTATCGTTAATGATAATGTCAATATTTTCGTTAATTTTATTTGGGTTACTATTATTACAATACACATGTAGTTTATTGTCATCATAAAATAATGTCTTAAACACTACAGGAGAATCTGTATTACTTTTAATGGTATCGGCATTTAGCCCTTGGTTTAATAATTCTGACTTATCAAATGATATAAAATTTTTATTATTAATTAATAAAGATTCTGATACCTTCTCAACTAAAAGATTATTATCTTCTTTTGAAAACTCGTGTAAAATTTTTTCTCGATTCCACAACAATTCATCATACGTATATGAATTAAGGTTATATGCTGAGTATGGGCCAAATAAATGGTCTGAATCCCCGTCGAACCCTCGTTTTGTTAAATAATAAACACAATCATAATCTTTAAGTAAAACGTCATTATTATCAATAACTTTAATGTCGGTTATTTCCGAATCGTATTCAATATAATGTAATACATTATACCCCAACATTTTAGAAATAAACATCCCAAAGAATAGATTTCTAGTACAAGGTAAAATTGATGTTGATTGTTTTATAACATCTTTACTTACCAAGGTATTTCCAAAAAGTTCAATGTGACCCCATCCTTTTAAATTGTCTTCGTCGACAAATTCGTTTTCACTATCATAAAAATGATAGTTAACATCAGATATAATGTCAGATGGGGTAAAACTATGGGTTATTAGAAAAATGTCCTTTTTTTCTTTTTTTAATTTTCTAATTAAATTTCTTAACGCATCTTGTTTTTCTTTTGTTGGTGTGTGAGACGCGACTAAACAAATTGATTTCATTTTAATATTTGTGTTTGTTGGTTATGTGAACCATTAAATAATCTCTACTCTCTTCCTGAGAATCGACAATGATATAATCTTTCATTAGTAAAAACGTGACCGCGTCCCCACCAATATCTTCTAACCAAATCATCGGTTTATCTTTTTCTAATAAATTAACCATTCCTTCAAACGAAGATTTTTCAAATCCCTCAACATCAATTTTAATAAACTTAACGGGTTCGGGTAAATTAAATGTATCTAAAGAAATTACTAAATTAGTGTTATTACTATACTCAACTACTTTAACAACACCACTATTAGAGTCATGACCATTGTCGAAATGTACCATGGAATTACAACTACCAACACCTAAACAAAAACAATGTACGTTATCCAATTGTTTAGTGTTTAATCTAAGTAATTCATAATTTTCAAAATACGGCTCAAAAGCCCAAATAGATATATTTGGTAAATAATGTTTTAATTGTACGCAGTGATTACCTATGTTAGCCCCAATATCCAGATAAAGACCGTTTTTAGGAAAAAAATGTAACCATTTGTTAACAATCTTAAATTCCCAAAAATTATTGTATTTTACTATGTCATCTGAAATACATTCAGGGCCATCAAATACCACCATTGGTTTATTAAATATACTAACTAATCTAATATCTCTTTTCATTTAATTAAATTCAATTAATCCTTTTTCTTTTATTTGTTCTAAACTATCCTCATTTAATACTAATGTTTTCACATATTCTATTGTATCATTTTCGTACACCTCAATTATTAATTTATCGTCTCTTAAAGATAGTGGTATATAAAACCAATGTGTAGGATAAACAATTTTATCTGTAATGACTTTATTATTCATTTTAACAACGACTCGATATTCATATGAATTTCTGACACCACTGTGACAATATAATATTGGTGTTGATGGGTCTTTAACGTTATGTAATACCTCAATCATAAAATTCTCAACCCTAAATAAATTAATATCACTTTCATTAAAATACTCACTTGAGTGTTCGTTGATTATTAAAAACTCATGCTCATAATGTTGTAATTTTTGGAAAAACGCCAACTCTAATGTTAACGGCATTAAGTGTTCGTACCACTCATTTTCTGTGACAGGTAATTTTAAAATTTCATTAAAGTAGGAAGGTGTAATCCCGAATAGTTGTGTCTCATAAACATAAGACCCACTATCTCTATACCCCTCAGGTTTAAAGAAAATACATTTCTTTCTTTCCTCAACCATAGTATCAACCAATTGATTTAATTTTGTAACATCATTTTCCGAGAATAAATTATCATTCTCAATAAAATAAACAAAATCGTATTTTTTTATATCGGCAAATTTAAATGCGTTAAACATATTTTGACAAATCGGTAACGAATGTCTTGAGTTATTAACCCTTAAGAAAAAAGAGTCGGTTTTAAACCAATAATACGGTGATTTATCTAATGGTGTTAAAGTTTGGTTTTTATCGTAAATATAATACTCAACCATTGATTGTAATTCAATTGATACAGGGTAATGACTAACTAACATAAAATCAAAACCACTATTTTTTAATGAGTTTATTTCATTAATTAGAACTTGTTCTTTTTTTGGTGTATTCGGGTATGCTCCGATAACTATTAATTTTTTCATTACTTAATAAATGTTTTAAATTCCTTATCGATTAATGACACTCCATCAGCTTGAGTTGTAATTCTGTTTTTTAGAATACCCATATTTAACCCATGTTCGATAAAAATAAGGTTGAAATATGAGTCAGCACAATCCCACTTATGATTACGTAATTGTTCGTATAAGAATTCTCTAGTTTTTCTTGGGAACATAATACATTGTAACCCAATAATTTTATCAGTAATAAACAACAAGTCTTGGTTCGGGATTTCTTTAATCACATTTGATTGATGCCAAGCGAAGTCTAATGTTTTAGTGTCCCCAAATGAAAAATATTGTATGTCCGATTCGATAACGGTATCACACACTTGTTTAACTTTATCAATGAATTCCTCAATAGGGACCTCAATTAAACAGTCTCCCTCACAAACAATTAAGAAATCCAAATCTTTATCGAATTCAGATATAATACCATTTTTAAATGATTCAAAACATCCGTAATGTGCTGGTGTTAGTGCAGTACCTAGTCGGTTTGTTGTCTCTTCATCAAAAAGTTCCATAGACACACATTGTGGTCTAACACAATTATGTGATGGAGGTATAGATTTGTATAGTTCATTTGTATGTAAAACATATTCAATACCGTATTTTGATACTTGTTGTAACGACTCTCTTGATAAGATTTCTCTCTCATCGTTATTTGTTGTTTGTAAATGAACTAATTTAATTTTAGGTAATCGTTTATACTTAAACCATCCATTATTTTTGTAACTAATTATTGTTTCATTATTTAATATGTAAGATTCTGATTTATATTGAACTCCACCCTCAAAAAAGGTTAACTTAATCTCTATTGGAACTCCATCGTAGTCAATTTCTTTTAAGAATTCTCGGGTTTGTAGAATATTAAATGATTTAGAATAAATGGTTTCGTTATTTTTATTAATCTCAACACTAACTGTTCTGTCATCAATATTATATGTGTAGAAATAAAACACCCATTTATTCTCGTTATTAATAATTGGTAATATAGAATAGTATTCTGAATTAGATGAGACTCCTTTACCTGAATTAATTAAGAATGTATGACTATCATTTGTAATGACATTAACTGTTGGTTCGTGAATTAATTTCTTATAAAAGAAATCCTCTAAGAAGTTTTGACAATTATTTATTCTACATTCTGATTTGTAAATTTCTTTAGTTATTATATGTGAAAATTTTTCTAAAAAGAAATCAGTTTTAAACGTCATTGCGGTAGTCTCAATACCAACATTAAACGCCGTAGGTAAAGTACATAAGAATGCGTCTTTTTCATCCAACAATTTAAATGATTGATTAACATATTCAATATCATCATGATGTAATATAACATCGTAGGTTATGTAAAATACTTTATTAAAATTAAAATCTTTTGCGGATTTAAACCCATTAATTAAATTAGTTAAAACAGGTAATGATTGGTTAGTATCTTTTAATCCGTTAATGTTAATCTCAACATCAAACTCTGATTTATAATTATAAAACTTAGTATAATAAGAATGTTCTGTTGTTGGGTTATTTGAATCAAAAATATAATAGTCGACCATTTTTTGAATATCGTTCGACACTGGATAATGAGAAACCAACATTACTTTTCGACCTAATTTTTTAACAGACTTAATACATTCGATAGTTAATTTTTCTCGTGATTTAGTATTCGGATAAGTACCAACAATAACTAACTCATTATTATCATATTTTTCTTTATAAGGATTTAATAATGATAGTAATTTTGATGTATCATGATTAATATCTCCTGTTAAAAATGTTATATTTTCGTACTTATCGTATTTTCCACAATAAACATCCAAGTTATACATCATCATTGGGATTCTATACTCCAAAGCCTCTTTTAAGGCGATTGGGTTTAATTCTTTATTGTTTCTGTCACCTTTTGAAGGAAACAAGAATAAGTCCGACGCTTCAATAAATGATTGTACGTCTTTTCTTTCTCCCCAAACAACGCAGTTATCAGGTTTATTTTTAATCAACGGACCCCAATATGATTGGAAGTTTTCGGCCTGATTACCCAAAAAATGAAATTTTATTTTATAATCCTTTAATTTATGTGCGATGTCAAAAATATAGGATTGATTTTTTCTTGCCGTGAACAATCCAACATTTAAAACATGTTTATATGTTGGGTCTAAATCTAATAATTCTTGGTTTTGTTTTTTATTTTTTTCTTTATAGTCTACAGGGTATTCAACAATGTCATACGGAATATCATATATAGAATATCTAAATGCGTTATACGCACTTACGAATATAAATTTATCGGGGAACCATCTTTTATGTGAAACAGAAAAACTAGAATCATGTGTGGTTTCAAATATTGTGTATTCCCTATCTTCCCTATATAATTCTTTTGTGACAGAATCATCCATGAAAAATTCAGGAAATTCTTCCATACTAACAACATCAGGTTTAAACTCATTAACAATTCTAATTAACTCGTTTTTATCTTCCCCTAAAGAATGGAAATTATCACCAAGTAATTCTTGTATTTGATTTCTTTGAACGACAAACGTCCAAGCAACAAATGCGTACTCAACACATTTGATTTCATATTCATTGTTAATTAATTGTATTTTATTTAATGTGACTTGAGGCGCTCCTCCAGTACTTAAATGAGGAGAAACAACTAATATTTTTTTCTTTTTCATTATTTTATTAAATTAATATTATATGCGTAAATTAATCCGATATCGTTAGACCCTAAAGTATCCTCAATTATAAAGTTGTTTGATTTTAGTATATCTAAAACTTCATCGTAAATTTCTTTTGAGTGGTATTCCATTGCAATTTTACCAATATTATTTTGTAAATATTCTTTATCAATTGTTCGGAATAAATCCAACTCACCACCTTCACAATCAACTTTTAAAAAATCAATTCTGTCGATATCGTAGTCAGAAATTAATTGGTTAATAGTGATAGTCTCAACAATCTCTTCACCAATCACTGTTGATGGGTGAAACCCACTTTCGTTTTTTTGTGAAAAATTATTACCATTAACTTCGGTTATCATAAATTTCTCAAACCCATTCTCATTACTAACCGCCTTATTAATACAAGTTACTCCGTGTTCGGAAAGATTCTTTTTCATACTTTTAAATGTAGCCTTAAGAGGTTCTACCGCATAAACGTTAGATGGGTTAAACATTTGTGAGTATAATGAGAATACTCCGTAATTCGCCCCAATATCAACAACCGTATCATTGATGCTAAGTCTAACAAAATCCCTCTCATATACTTTATCGTAAAAAATCTCAGTAACAATTGGAAATAAATCATCCCCCAAGTGAGATAATTTAACTTGTTTTGAGTTAATTACTAAAAATCTATTTTGACCAAATAGTTTTAATTCCTGAGAATATTGTAGGTCACCATACATAATGGATAAGGTTATGTTTCTAAGTCTTTTTGCGTTAGATTCACCAGTCGATATCCACCAATTGGTTCCTTTTCGTAACCCCATGTTTGATTTATGTACGGTTAATCCCGTATTGTTATCAATAATTGAGACCTCGTATATTTCTTTTATGTCATCACCATTAAAGTCAAAATGGATTATACCATTCTCTTCAATATTAGTTACTGTAAAAATATTATTCATATTATATGTGTATAAATTCGTTATGGATTATTTGTTTGTTTAATGTCACCTCAACTCTGAATTTTTTGAACTCATTAATTTCGTGAAATATAATTGATGACGGCCACACAAAATAAGTTGTTTTGGGTAGAATGTTTAAAAATGTTTCATAAATTTGGTCCCCTGTCTGTCCATCAAAAAATCTAAAATTTAGTGATTGTGGTTTAGTTATATTTTTAATATAAAATTTATTCTCATTTCTAATAAAATCAATTGTAAATTCATTTGAGGAGATATCAATTGATTCGTGTAAAATTGGTTTTTCCAAACCACGACTTTCGTAAAAGTTTTCTGAATATTTTAAAGAGTTGGTTTTATCGTCCCAAATAAATGAACAACCACCGACAAATCTTTGTTGTTGGTAACTGATTTTTTCTTTAGACCTACTATCCTCATTTAACCAAGAATAATGTTTAACCCATGCAATATCTCTTGGTATCGAAATTGTTGGTTTAGATTCAAAAGTTTCACCATCGTTATATAAGATATGGTTGTCAAAATAAAAATGAGTTATCCCTCCATTCCTATTGGTTCTAAAAATTCTTGGTGGACAGAAACCATCCACCCATAACTGTTTTGTAAATGTGTAATTTTTAAGGTTAACCGAATACCAATCGTATTGAGGTGTTTCCTGAATAAAATTTAAAATATTTCTAATTTCGTCTTCGGTGTAAAACTCATCAGAATCCACAATCCAAACTAAATCACAATTATTCTTTAAGACATGTAAAACATTATTCTTACTCTCATTTTCACCAAACAATGATTTCATTCCTGTGGTGATTAAAAAGTCTAATTCATAATTTATTAATTTAGTTAGAGTCTCTTTATTCTTTGGTTTAAATCCAAAATTAATATATTCCTGGTACATACCACTATTACAACCAATAGTAATGTCTAATTCATTTTTTAAGTTTATCCAAGGACGTAAACACTCATCAATATATTCTTCGGAGTTGTATGCGGAAAGTAATATTCCTATTTTCATATAATTTCTAAAATTTTATTAAACACTTGCTCAACTGAGGGATGGCACTCAAATGTTGGTTTATTTTCTAAACAATTAATTAAAGGTGGTACCCCTTGGATATCCCCCCATTCTTTAACTCCGTATTTTATATCTGAACCACAAAACAGACTACAACCACCACCAACATAATGGTATTTATATTCTTGTGAATTATTTCGATATGGGGCTCTAAATTCGTAATTGATAGAACTTCCTAATTGAATGATTTCTGAATCAGTTGTTCCTGCTAAATGAAGTAATCCTGAATCCATTGTGACAAAACACAATGATTTATTAATTAAATGCCACGATTGACTTAATGTGGTTTTATTCATTAAATTAAGGCCATTTTTAATCTCAAAATTAAAAATTGGTTTTTTAACATTAAAAAATCCAACCTCACTTGAGTCTTTACCAACTGAAATTACACTAATATTATGGTCGTTTAATTTTTTACTTAATTCCATCCATTTAACCGCATCCCAAGTTCTGCTTGGCCAATTTTGGACGGGGTGTATTAGTACATATTTCTCAGGTAATCCTTTAATTGGTTCATACTCATCAGGAATATAATCAATATTCATTTCATCTTTGGTTAACATAAAACCAAGTTTAATTGCGTGATATTGTCTAATGTCAATACGGTTATGTTTAAACTCAACTCCTCGGTTATTTTTTTGTCCATTCTCATAAAATGAATTATGAGTTATAAAATTAGATTTAATGAAATCTAAATTAACCGAATTCGAGTGGTAAACCTTTTCAACCAAAGGATGATTTTTAAATAATTCAGGGAAATTAGTTACAACGGTAACTTTTGAGTCATATGATTGATGTAGTTTTCTAAGTACGGGGGTTGAGCAAAGGGTATCCCCGATTGCCTTTGCTTCCGATAAATCAAGACATATTTTTTTCATAAGTAAAATATAAAATAAAAACTCAAAAATTATACCCCAAGTTTAGTTAATTATCTATTTATGGTAAACCGTTCAGGTGTATATTTATAGTAATGCAATCAATTGAAATACTTTCGTTTACTGGTGTTAGTCCGTATACCATTACAATTTGTGATGTTACGTTAACTTATTGCTATGTAGTTGCGACAGGTGTTTCTTCAGCTCCAATTACCGTTACAGTACCAACATTATTACAACCTGCAGCCCAAATAATATTAAAAGTAACCGATAGTACGTCGTGTGATTATTTCCAAATAATATCTTGTATTACTCCCACACCAACACCGACACCAACACCAACACCGACACCATCACCAACACATGGTGATTGTGATTGTATTGGATTTAACAATTTATATGGTAATCTAAATTACCCAATTAGTTTAACACAGTGTGATGGTACTATATTAAACACTGTGGTATATTCAGGAACTTCGGTTTATTATTGTGGTAGTCAACCAGTTGCGGGGTCTGATGTTACAATTACTATTGGTTTACCTTGTATTAATAACACATGTCCTACACCTACACCACCTGGACCAACGCCAACTCCGACACCTACACCAACAACAGGGAGTAACTACCTATCACAAGAAGATTTATTCCTAATCTTACAAGAAAATGGGGGTAGAATAATCATTACATAATAAACACAATAATCTAAAGTATAATATTTATAACTAAACTATGGCAGATTTACCAATATCCTCACTCCCCTTAGCATCAACAGGTTATTCAGACTCGTTGTTGGCAATCGTTAATTATAACCCTATAAGTTCTGGAAGGACTGAAGCAATATATTTTTCATCATTTACGGGTTCTAATATTAGTATTTCGGCAAATACGGGGTTAGGTGTTGATGGTGGTGTATTATACACAACTTATAATACCTTATTAGACCCTACGATTTCTATGGCAAGTGCCGTTGGTGGATTATCAGGAGGAACCACCGTTGCTCAATTATCGGGTAAAACTTTTGTTTCGTTGTTTGACGAGTTACTATTCCCGACAGAACCCCCAACATATACAATACCAACAATATCAATAGGAGGTGTATCAAATTCAACTGTTGAGGTTGGGTCAAATCTCACCTCAAATATAACGGTTTCTGCGGTTAAAAATGATGCAGGAATTTATAATCAACTTAGGATTTTTAGAGATGGGACACCGATTTTAACTGACACAACATTATCAAGTTCATCGGCAACAGACATACCAGCACAATTCGGTTATACGGATTTAAACAATCCAAATTCGGGATTCACAATAAGTCCATCCCCATATACCGATAGTTATACTATACCAGCACCAACAGGTGGTAATCAGTCTACGACAACAACTTATAATGCCGATGGTAATTATCTTGCGGGAGTTGTTAAAAAAAATAATAAAGGTGTTAATGATACTCGAACCCCGTTAGTTAGAAGTACTAACGCACCTCAAGACTCGTCAAATAATTTTGCAACTTCGGTGGTGACGTATACAGGTATCTATCCATTTTTCTATGGGGTATCAAGTACATTACCAAACGCAAGTAGTATCTCAAGTGCAATACAAGCAAACTCGGCAAATAAAGTTCTATCTTCCGCATCAGGAACTATTAATATCACATTCGCCGCATCGTCCGAATATCTATGGTTTGCTCACTTTTCAAATTATACTGACAAAACTGTTTGGTTTGTTGACTCATTGAATAGTGGTGGTATTGGTGGAAGTGGTAATTTATTTGGGTCACCGATAATTCAATCGGTTACAAGTCCTAGCAGCTACTGGAGTAGCATAAATTTTGATATTTATATTTCTAATTATCAAACAACTACAACGGGCGTAATGCAACTAAGAAATTCTTAAAGATATGGGTATTATAATAAATGATAATTTAACAACTTTTTCACCAAAACCATTAGATAGTAGGTTTGGGCCATATTCTAGTACAACATTTGCTAACACCAGTGTTATTACCGCAAATAGATATATTGGATTAACTGTGGGTATTTTAACGGGAGTAACTGATATTGTTGAATATTGGTATCTTAGTGGTATTACCGACTTAGATTTAGTCTTAAAAACCTCAGGTGGTGGAACTGGTACTTCAGGAACTTCAGGAACCTCAGGGTCAAGTGGTGAAAGCGGAACTTCAGGAGAGAATGGAACTTCAGGCGAGAATGGAACTTCAGGCGAGAATGGAACTTCAGGCGAGAATGGAACTTCAGGTGAGAATGGAACTTCGGGTGAGAATGGAACTTCGGGAGAGAATGGAACTTCGGGTGAAAGTGGAACTTCGGGAGAGAATGGAACTTCGGGTGAGAGCGGTACTAGCGGATTAAGTGGTACTTCAGGTGAAAGCGGAACTTCAGGTGAAAGCGGAACTTCGGGAGAGAATGGAACATCAGGTGAGAATGGAACTTCAGGTGAGAATGGAACTTCAGGTGAGAGCGGTACTTCAGGTGAGAGCGGTACTTCAGGTGAGAGCGGTACTAGCGGATTAAGTGGAACTTCAGGTGAAAGCGGAACTAGCGGATTAAGTGGAACTTCAGGTGAAAGCGGAACTTCGGGAGAGAATGGAACTTCGGGAGAGAATGGAACTTCGGGTGAGAGCGGTACTAGCGGATTAAGTGGTACTTCAGGTGAAAGCGGAACTTCAGGTGAAAGCGGAACTTCGGGAGAGAATGGAACATCAGGTGAGAATGGAACTTCAGGTGAGAATGGAACTTCAGGTGAGAATGGAACTTCAGGTGAGAGCGGTACTTCAGGTGAGAGCGGTACTAGCGGATTAAGTGGAACTTCAGGTGAAAGCGGAACTAGCGGATTAAGTGGAACTTCAGGTGAAAGCGGAACTTCAGGTGAGAATGGAACTTCAGGTGAGAATGGAACATCAGGTGAGAATGGAACTTCGGGTGAGAATGGAACTTCGGGTGAGAGCGGTACTAGCGGATTAAGTGGAACTTCAGGTGAAAGCGGAACTAGCGGATTAAGTGGTACTTCAGGTGAAAGTGGCACTT